TTATTTTTCAATTTCATTTTTAATTCTCTCCACTTCAGATATTAGCTGATTTATCCGTAACTCTAGCTCCTCTATTTTATCAACTTTATTTTTACTAGATGATTTTTTATTATAATCAGAATTCGAGTTTTTTTCTTTACTTTTGCTTGAATTTTTACTATTCTTGCTTGAGCTATTATTCTGAGTAGTATTTTGAGAAGTAGTTTGGCAAAATGGATTATCTACATTATAATTCTGAGGATTAAAATATCTCCCCGGTCCTTGTTGAAAATATATTTGTTGAGCATTAAATGTTACAATTGCCTGGCCAACTAACAGTAACCAATTTCCAAGTGCAGCTTGAACATTAGCAGGGATACTGCCTGCTAATATATCTCCAAGTATTCCTCCTATTGCAACGAATAACTGTGGATTTAAGGATTGAAATCCATTAGGTATATCATAACATCCCATATTGCAAGATTCATTTGTTGCATTATTGTTACTTGTTTCACTTGTATTATCACTATCCTTATGAGAGTTAGTATATCCACAAGCTCTCGCTAAGTCCTCAAAACTATTCCATCCATTGAATTTCATATTTCCTCTTAATATAAGTGTTTATATTTATTGTATTACTTTCCCATCAGAATTGTTACTTTTTCCATAATCCATATTTATTTGCTATTTAAACAGTATAAAAGGCATTTTTATATAATTTAATTTTAAATTTATTGATATAAAACAATAAAATCCATAGCGATTTTTACAAAGTTTACCGTATAAGATATCTAACAAACCCATCAACTAAGCGATTTATCAAACCCTATTTTTTAACCTTAATTTATCAGCTACCATTGCAATAAACTCAGAATTTGTTGGTTTTCCCTTCCCATTATTTATAGTATACCCAAATATTCCAAATCATTGATATTGCTAGGTTTAAACAGGTTTTTAGCAATTTATATGTTTTTCTCTAAAAATAATATGCAAATAAATTTTTCATTCATTTATAGGTATTTTTTAAATTAATTTATACGTATTCCATAATTGTCTTTATTATACTATTATTGCATGGTAATAATCAAGCTATTTTATGTGATATGCAATATAAATTTGTAAATTAAAGATATTTCAACACTCTATATTATTATGTTCTAATACACAAAAAAATAAAATAAGGTAAAGTAAATTAATACTCTACCTTATATAATACATCAAAATAAACAATTTCAAACTCCTCGTTTATCCATCTATTTGATTTCTTCTATATCCAATACTGTTTTAACCTAACATATTTTAGGCAAATATAAAAGCTTTGATTAAAATATCCATGTATTGGATATGATAAAAATGACCAAAACATAGCACCAATATATATATATATATCCATACAAAAAGAACCCCTTTTATTGGGGTTCTTTTGTATTTTGGAGAAGGTCAATACCTTATAGAAAATCTTATATTTAGTATTCTACAAATGCAAAAAATTCCTTTGAATAATAAAAAAATAATCTTTTTTCTTTTATCTAGTAATCGTTATTAAAATCAATTATCATATGGTATGGTATAACCACAATTGCGACACGCGATACACACTAGTTTGCCATGGAAATCATGAAATGGCTTAAAATCATGACCTAAATAATCGCAACATTTATGATTTTCTCCTCGCCCAACCGTAGCACCACATCTTGGGCAAGCCTCTGCTGCATAGGCACTAGACACATTTACCCCAAGTATCAATGCTGTTAAAAGACCAATTACAATTTTTTTCATTTAGCCATCCCCCTTTATATTATTTTATCTGTTAAATCATTTTAACTTAACAGATTCTTATTATATAATTTCTACATTTATACAATTTTCCCTTTATAATTTTTCCCAAAAATTCATACATTTTACATCATTTTTCAATAAAATAATACAAAACGTAGTATTCCTAAGAGAAAGTACCTTTCAAATTAATATATTATATATTTCTTATTGATTAATTTTTCTACACCTGGATATAATAAAAATATGCTAAGCAAGACACCAAGATAGAAAATTCCACAACAAAAGAACCCCTTTTATTGGGGTTCTTTTGTTTAAATAAGGATATTTGTATTTAACCTATTAAGAAGCATCATATTTAATATTCTACAAATGTAAAAAATTCCTTTAAACAATAAAAAAAGAAGTACTCCCATAATAGAAGTACCTTTAAAATTAATATCTTATATATTTAATTATTCTAATATACACATCTATGTTTCAAATTTACTTTTATTATTATACTATTAAACTACCCATAAAGAATAATAGCTAAAGTCTACTCACATCTCATTTATGTACTCATTCATATACTAATTTATTACATTTTCGCCAAAAGTTCAGTTTTCTTTTCATTAAATTCTTTTTCTGTTAGAATTCCAGACTCTTTAAGTTCTGCAAGCTTTTTTATCTGTTCTGGGATATTTTCTGATTTTGTTGCATTAAAATTTCCAGTATGCTGGTTTTCCAATTCATCTTTAGCTTTATTAACAGCATCTATAAATGGCTTTAAAGTATCTTTACTTACTTGTTCTATCATCATTCTTGATGCTCCATCCCAAATTTCCAATTTACCCATAAGTAATCCTCTTTGTTGGGCTATTGAATTTATTTTTTCTAAAGGTATTTCTTTTTGTTTAAGTCCAAAAATCATACCTTTATCTAAAAATATAACTCTTTTATTAGTGCAAGTCACCAACCATGTATTCCCATCTAAAAAACCAGATGTCATATATTTTATTTCTTCATCTTCCCTCAAAACTTCTGGTAAAAACTTTATTTCTTTTTTAGTACCAAATGTATCTGTAACATTTACTTCTTTCATTTGTTGTTGAATTTGATTTAATGTTGGCATATAATTACCTCCCTATTATTTAACAAAATTATTGTAACAATTATTTTACAATTTGTCCATATATATTATATAATAGCAATATTTATTTTAAATTTCTAAATAAAACTCCCCATGTTTCCTTTCCTACAACACCATCTACTGATAAATTACAATCCCTTTGTAGTGCTTTTATTGCTGTTACTGTGCCATTTCCAAATACTCTATCAGCTCCATAAGAACCAACTGGATAACCTATATTAATAAGCATTTGTTGTATAGTCTTGGTAATATTGCCTCTAGCGCCTTACCTACAAGTAGGAAGAGTATTAAAATCCTGTCTAGACATTTCCGCATAGAGTTGATTTATTAGTGGGTGTTTCTTATTAGTTTGTACTGGCTTAGATGTGCTTAGTTTGCTATTTGATGTTGTAGGAGTAGTTTTACCTACTAAACCTTTAACTATAGCATTAGCCATATTCTCCACATTAAATTTATTCATATCACTAGCATTATCACAGAAACAGCACTCTATAAGCATAGATTTAGCTTTTGTATGTTTTAATACATAAAGACCAGAACCATCTTTTAACCCTCTATTTGTATAACCTAAAGCACAAATATTATTTAATACTCTTGATGCTTCTGTAAAAGATTTTCCGCCATAAGTAAAAATCTCTGTACCATAAGCACTACCATTATAGCAATTAAAATGAATAGATACATATAAATCTACATTGTTATTATTAGCTGTATTAGTTCTATAACTTAAACTATCATTCAAACTACTGTAAGTATCTTTATAACACTTAACAACTGTATGCCCTAAAGCTTGTAATTTACTTATTACTTTTATTCCTACCTCTCTAGTTAAATTAGATTCTGCTTTTATTCCTACTGCTCCATAATCTGCTCCAGACATTGTATGTCCACAATCAATTCCTATTTTCATAAAATATTACCTCCTAAAAATTTAATAAAAAAGAACAGGTTTATTCCTGCTCTTTACTTTCCTTTACCGCTTGTCTAGCTGAACTTTGTCCAAAATAAAATCCTATTATTAAAGTAAATACAGAAAGAAATTCTGTACTTGATAAGCTCCCCTTAATACTTAAATAACAAAATACTATAGTAGTGAATAATGCTATAATCTTTTTTATTTGTAGAAATTGTTTTAGAAATTTCATATAATCACCTATCTTTCTATTTAAAAATATTGTGTTGGATTGCATAAAAAAAGAAGCTTACTAAAGCTCCTACTGATAATCCTATATACCATTTTAAAACTGATACTAATTGTTTTAACTGGTCACAAAGATTTTCAATCTTAGTATCTGTCCTAGATTGTTTTTATTCTATTTTATCAATTCTCTTTGAACGGTCATTAAGCCTAATATCATGAACATTAATTTTTTCTTCTATCTTTTTATGTTTTTCTTCGCAGACTTTTAATTTTACATTACACCTCCAGTAATTAAAATAGGCAAAATAAACCTGCTAAGCAAAGTCAATACTTTTCAGCAATTTTTTTGCCTCTTATTTCAATAAAAATTTACATAACAAATAAGCCATTTCATTCTTAAAAATTTGAAGTGGCTCTTTTTATTGATATTATTTTTTTATTTTAACTATATACTTCTTTTACCCTTGCATAATAAATTCTTAAAAACTTATTCAAACCTGCTATTTTAGCTACTTTTTTAGCTTTACCTTCTGATTCTTTCTTTAAAATATAGTCATATACAACCGAATCTACGCTTGGTTTTATAGCCTTTAATGAAGCCATTATTTCATATCCTGTTTTTCTTAAATATGCAGACCCTCGTTTTGATATTCTTTGCTTTGTTCCTTTAAAATTACCCGACTCATATGGTGGAGTATCTATTCCTGCATAAGCTATTAGAGCTTTCGCATTATGAAATCGTCTTATATCTCCAATAGAAGCTATTAATCTAGGTGCTAATACATCTCCTACCCCTTGCATCTCTCTAACTATATTATATTCATCTAATTTTTTTGCTAATTCCTGCATCTGCAATAAAATCATTCTTACAGTTTTTTCTACCTCTTGAAACACTCGGATTGCTTCAGTTACTAACATTTTTGTAGATTTCATTTTAGGATTAAGAGTTGTTATACTCTCCTGTGCTAACGCATATATACTCTTACCTTTATCTTCGTTTGCATGGTACCCTTCTCTTTTAGCCCATTTTAAATAACTCGCTATAAATTGTTTCTCGCTTTTTTTAGTTATATTATCATAATGCCAATATTCTTTCACAAATGAATTCAGCTTATACTTTCCAATATAATCATGGTTTCTCAATAAGGTAGTAATTCCAGGCATTGTTTTATCTAATAAATTCACCAGATTAACCTTACATTTAACTTTTATACTAACATATTGGTTGTATTGTCTGCAAAGCATATCTAATTCCTCATACAATTCATCTGATGCACTATAATTATTAAGATGAAACCAATTATCTAGTCCATAATTAGCAATCTTTATAGAATCAATTTTATCTGTTTTCCCTTTTCTAATAGCAATACTTGCATATTTTTTCATTATCAATGGATTGATTACTGCTACAAAGATATTTTTCTGTTTTAAATAATTTAACACTGGTAAATGATACGCTCCAGTAGCTTCAAGAACAACTCTACTTTCTTCATCAAAAGCCATAATCATACTTGCTAAATCAGATAAATCCTTTTTAGTATGTTTTATTTCATAAGGCATTCTAATAACTTCTCCATATGGTTTCATAATACAAACCATACTCTTTCCTTTTGATACGTCTATTCCAATACTTATCATATTCATTATCCTCACCCTTAAAGTTAATAATTGTACCCATCTCACTTATTACTATTCATTTTGGTTAGTTACACGAAAGCCATCTAATTGGTTTCAACCTGCTTAATCGAATATCTATAATAAGAGATGGTTAACAGTTTATTTTTCGGAAGCGAATTCCTAAAAGACCTTCGTAAACCAATTACTCTCTTATTATAATAAAAATAAGCGCTAGTCTTCTAATCTTATACAAGATTATTTACTGCACTTATAACGTACCAAAAAAGACTACATAGTTAATAGTCTTTATTTTACCTTTATAGAATTATTTTTCATTGTTTCTTTCAGATTCTTTTGTATACTTATCTATCTCCTCAATAAAGTAAAAGATTGAATCTATAACAGTCTCATAAACTAATTTTGCCTCTTCTTTTGTTGCACTAAGCTTTGAACCATGTGCAATTTCATTCCTCCATTTCAGAGCTTTCTTTTCCCAACTTTTCCATGAGCTAGAAGAAGCGAGTTTTGTTCGATACAAATTATACATTAATGGGTTTACTTTGCTAGGAAGCTCAGTCGCTACTAAAAATCTTGAAATACTATCTTCGTCTAAACCATATTTTTTATAACCTAGAGTTAGAGTTGTATCAATATATGTTTCAAAAGCTATTTCAGAAAATAATATACTTGTAAGATATTCTTCATTTCTTAGTTGTTCTAGTGCATATTGAAGCATATCCATCCATGGAATATTATAGTCATCAGTTTTAGCATTAATTATTACAAATACTTTTGCATTTTGACCAATTAAATTTTTATCACCACCATCAGGTAAAGAAGTTAGTATTTTAAATCCCTCTTTAGTGATATCAACTGCACCAGTAAGAAATGGTCCTGTTGGTATAATAGTTACATTATATATTTTTTTAATATTTTTCGGCATTTCAATATAAACTTGGTATCCAATTTTAATATCTACAATTTGATTAAACATATCATTAGATAAAAAAGTATTGGGGAAAATATGATCTTCAAAATTTTTCAAGCTATTTTTAATGCCTTCATAAACAGTAAATTGGTTTTTACATTCTGGATCTTGGCAAATAATAATAGGTTTTTCAAAATCCTCTTTAGAAACCGACCATGTCCTTGAACATTTATTACATTTAACAGAAACTGGTATAAGTTTTTTATGTTCCATAATTTCACCACCCCTAATTAAATATAATTAGACAATAGGAGTGTTTTTCCTCTATATTATTAAATTTTATTTCATATAATTATCAAACATATAGATCTAAATTTCTATAATTAACCATTTTATTTGTAGTATATCAAAACTCTTCAAATCCCTACTTATCCTCTACTTTATTTCCACATTCACACACAAAGAATATTTTATTAATATCATAGTCCCTATCCCAATATTCTATTACAATACTACCCTTAATCTCAACATTATCATTAGATTGTTGAATGATAGATTCTTTTCCACATTTGTTACATATTATTTTAAAACTACTCATAATTACCTCCTAACTATTATCTAATGATACATACTAATACATATTATTAATCTTTATACTTTGTATTTAATCTCTATAAATTTTAAACAAAACAAAAAAAGACTATCTATAGTCTTAACTTATGCTTACTTTATATTCAATTATGCGCCGCAATATTTATCTATTGTGTAACAACTTCTTCTGTGGTATTTTCTTTTGCAGCTGGGTTAACTCTAGCCATTAACTCGCTATACTGTTCCATATCAATCTGATTAAAAGTATAGAATACATTTAGTTTATTATTCATATCTTCCTTTTCATAGTAATTATTATCAATTAAATTTTTTAATAAATCATACAATATCATATTATTTACCTTCCTTTTCATTTAAATTTTTATTATTTAATACTTCTTTATATTTTAAATCAACCACTTCAGCTTGTGTTTTTAGCAGTTCATTTTTTAATTTCTCTTCTTCTGTTTCTATATGTTCTTTATATTTAGTTATCACTATTAAATCTTTTAAATCTGTAGCATCCTTATCTTTAGAAATATCTATATGATATTCCATTGCTTCTTGAAAATTATTTTCATTATAACCATATGGTAAGTCTAAGAAATCTATTTCTTTTGGTCTATGAGATATAGGAATGTAACCTTCTGTATTTATATAATCATTTATTACAGTACCTTTTTGTTTATCAAAAATTATTCTATAACCAAACATAATATCACCCCTTTTATTTTTCTATAGCTATCCAATTAAAATAACTATGCTTGGTATCATCTCTATACATATAACTTATATACCAATCTAAATTCACAGTAGTATCTAGAATTTTTGTGTAACTAGTATTAAAGTGCCCACCATTACCTTCACTAAATCCACTTTGTGTGTAAGAAGCAAATTCACTAGTTATAAATCCATCTTTTATACATGAATATAATCTATTCGAATTACCAAAAGTATAATAGTGCAAATCTATAGCAAAAAGTCCTATCTCAAAAGGGCAGTTTAATTGTTTTGTAAAATGTTGCTTATCAATGGAGTTACTATTATTACTACTACTACACTGTGCAAATATCTCAGACACATAAATTTTACCTGTTATAAATCTTTTACCATTCAACACTAAATTAGCACTATTTAATTTAGCAATTAAATTAGCTACTCCGTCTGTATCTGAAGCATTTATTCCTTTTGCAATTAAAGCACTTTTTAAATCTGCCTTTTGATTTAAGCCTTGCATATTTTCAAGTGCTGTTATTATTTCACTTATTTTTGCTGTATTATCCAACATTATTCCCATGCCTCCCATGAATAACCATCAAGATTTAATGTTCCGCCATTAGCATATTTATATGCTAATCGAGTGTAAGTATCATATCTAAAAATGTTTATTGTATTAAGATGTTCAAATGTATCCTCTGGATAACACCATTTATCAGCATAACCATTTGTTCCTTTTAAAATTATAACATTAGGTTTGAAATTAATATCCATATCATATGGAGAACTACCATAAAACATTCCTTTTGCATGATTAACAACAGTTGTTGAATTAATAGCATTTTGTATATCTATCCAAGAACTATCAGTTTTTAGTTTAGCTTTTAGTTTATTATTTAAAGAATTAATTATATTAGTTTTAATAGTAGATTGATTAGCTTCTGCTTTATTTACAATATCCACAAGTTTCTTTTTATCTTCTTTTGTTAAACCTTGTAATGGAATTAAATCTCCTATTTGTAAACTCATACTCCTACCACCTCTAAAAATGGCTCTCCATTAATGACAACTAATTTATATTTTACATTTGTATTTTTATCTTTTAGCGTCGCCATTTCAGCCAAATCCGACTTAATATTAGTTATACTTTCCTCATTTTTTGTTATTCTTTTATCCAATTCATTCATACTACTAGTTATTATCTGTATATCTTTTTTTGTGGCCAATATAACTGTTGGATCTACTTTTAAAGTTACACTAGATGCATTACTCACTTCTAAAATTGTTCTTATAAGTATATCTTTACTACTTCCATCTTGTGTTAGTGGTTTATATGTTTCTGGATATTTTGCAATAGCTACAACATTATCTTCATCATCCAGTATTGCGGCTTCTCTTATCATAAACCCACCAACATTACTAGGTAATAGTACCTCTATAATTATCCAATTGGGGTTATTTTCATCTATCGAAATAGAGTTTATATTTCCCTCCCATACCTTATGTTTAAGCTCTGTCTGGTCTTCTGTTGGGTTATAATAACTTCCGTTACTATCTCCAACTTGTAGCTTACAAAAATTAACCTTAGTTCCTAGTGCTGTTGAATTAGCTATTTTCGCTTTACCTATTTTAGTTAGTATTGTATAAAATTGTTCTACCATTAATTAAGCCTCCTTCCTAGGATATATTGTTATATTTTCTACTCCTGTATTACTACCCATAGCTATATTAACTTTACCTTTAGATGTTATATCTTTAGGCATCCATGGATAAACAGTTATTTCTTCACCACTTGTTATAGCACTAGCATAATAAATACTAGTACTTATTTTTTGCACTAAAGTAGAATTTAACATCATATTACATGGAATAATATATCTAAAGTTATCTATTATTTCATTAAACATACTCCAGTCAAAAGTATTTATTTCTACTTTTAATACATATTCATCATTGAGTACTTCAACTTTATAATTTCCTTCACCAAATAAAGTTTTTAATTTATGTTCCAAAGACCTTTGAGTTATAGGCATTTTATCCATTTTTCTATTTTTAATTCTTAGTTTTCTAAACTCCAATGTATCATTTACTAAATCGGCTCTAATTTTAAATAGTTGTTCTTTGTGTTTTATTCCATAATCTGTTGCTGTGTCAATAAAGTTTTCTTTTAAAATTCTTTCCTGGCCTTTTTTAATTAATTCTAACTCTATATTTTCAGTAGCCATTATATTTTTAAATTCTTCTATATCAGATATTTGTGGCGGTAAAAAATCAATTAATTTCTTTTTCACTTAATACCACCTCTTTAAACATTGGAACTTCTTCAGTTCCTAAAGTTAAATTTTCCTCTTTATCATTTATTTTAGTATTAAATAAATCAGCCACACCTTCTACATTCAAAATTCTAGCTTCAATCTGACTTATTCTAACTATTGTAGTATCATCTTCATGCCATTGTTTTCTAAGCTGCTTTAAATATTCACTTAAGACTTTTTTTATATCTTGTTGTACTTGTCCAATAGTACGTCCTCTCTTTAAAAGAAGTTTTGTTTCTATAGTTATTTCTATATCTTTAGCACCTAATACAGTAACTACATGGCCTACTGGAGCAACCCCAAAACCTTTACCTTGGTTTGGTACTGGATCTAATATAGTTTGTACCTTGTCTATTAATTCTATTGTAGGAACACTATAATCACTATCCAAAAACACTATTTTTACAGTTCCACCACCATTCCATATAGGAAATACCTTTACGGTTCCAACACCTTCAATAGCTCTAGTATTAATTTTATAATCTGCTATATTACCTCCATAAGGTTTCTCATTTAAATGCTCTACATATCTATTAAATAAACTATAATTATCTTCTTTATCTTCTCCTGGTATAATAAGTTCTCCTAATGTAGCAATGGAAAGTCCCTCAATATATTCAATTGGTATTAATGGTCCCGTTATAGAGTTTCCCTCTATACCTGTTGTTTCACATTGCATTTTATACAAACCAGTAGAAATTTTTTCTACAGCAATAAAATTAAAATCTTCTATGGAAAATCTACTATTCAAAGGAATGTCTATTAATTCATTTTCTTCATTATAAAAGTATCCTTTTTTAATCGCATAAGTTGCTTTTCCCCTTTTAAGTCCTTCTTCTGCTACTCTTAAATCTAAAAGTTCAGGTGGCATATCAGGACTTGCAAAAGTACATTTTAAAAAGTAGTCCATGTCTGAATACATTTTAGCAACTTCTTGAGCTGCTGGTGCTAAAGCATTATAGATTATAGAACCTTCTCTTTTGTCTAAATCATTAGATATTTTATTCATCATTCTATCTAAAATTACTTCTTCGGTTTGATCTTCAAACAACTATCTCACCACGCTTTCAGTAAATTCTCCATAAATAGAAAAGACGGTAAAACTTACTTCTACACCGTCCTTATCATACTTAAATATAAAATTATTAACATTGTTAATCCTATCATCTTGGCTTAGAGCTTCTCTTATTCTTCTTTTAAACTCACTTTCTGCTATATCCTTTTGCCTACCTATAAGTCCATTAAGTTCACTCCCATAGTTCCAACTATAGATAAGATACTCATATCTTTCAGTACCTAATATCAATTGTATTGCTTGTTTTAAAGCTTCTTTACCATCTGTAAATCCTACTATTCTATTATCTTTAATTTTATATGTCTTAGTTGGTTCTATATAGTTTTCTTCAACTTCTATATTTTCATCTAATATTGATCCTTGTGGTAATATACTAACCTCACTCACACCTACACCACCTTATCTAAGATTACATACTGTTGTCCACCTTGAACTCTAAGCAATAGAACCTTATCCCCTTGTTTTAGACCTTCTCTAATTAATAATTTATCTAGAGATGTATTTATGTTACTTTCAATAGAATTATTTATATAAGCATGAGTATGTCTTAAATCTATTTCATACCTAGTTAAACTTTCAGGGACAATGAAAAAATCCTCATCTAATATAAGCTTTTGGTCCACTTTTATTTTTAAATTCTCCGCACTTACTACTTCTCCAAATGAAATATTAACTGGATTACTAGCTCCAACTGCTCCCATACTTGCTTTTTTAATTGTATCTATCATTCCCATATCTACACCACCTTTAAATCAAAATCCATTACAAGTTGTCCTTTAGAAAATTTATGTGTAGCTTCTTCTATAAGATAATACTGTTTTATTCCCTTTTCTTTTATATCTACATACACACCACTACCAGCTCTTAATTTTAAATCTGCTGCTATATCTGTGCTAATAACATCCTTTAATTTTAAAGTCTTAGTTTCTCTATTTTTAAGCTTTAGCGCAGCGTTAACCATTTCTTGAATTTGTGCTTTATTCATTTTTTCATCCACTTTTTTATAATATTGAAGCCTTCCCCACTTAGCAATATTCTTACTATCTTGTGCTATATAAACATCTCTGCCCTTAGTATCTTTATTATCTCTTACTATTTTAACTCTATTGTAAGTATCACTATCTATACTATTTTTCCAATCATAATCTCCTAAGTTACTATCGCCACTAATAACTACAGGTTGCCTCATGTTATTTATATTTCTCAAGTTTAGATATCCAAAATCATCATATAATGTATAAGTTCTTTTATTACCCATTAAAGTTTTCTCTAAAGAACTATATATTATATCTAGTAATTTTTTATCATCTTCTAATAACTGTGGTATAACATACCCCGTATCTTCTATAGTTCCTACTCTCAATCCTATATCTTTAGCAATTTGTATTAAGATTTGGCTTGCTTTTTTATTTTTAAATACATAAGTATCATTAAACAGTAAATACCTAAGTTGATCATAGGCATTTACTTTTATAACCGGATTTTTACTTCCTTCATTTTCAAATACATAGCCATAAAAAACTTTATGGCCATCTACTTTAAAACTTATTACATCACCATTATTTATAGTAATTTGCTTATCTTTTAATATTTCAAAATCCAAACTAGAGGGCTTATCTTTTCTTTTGGTTTTCCAAGTAACTTCGTTTGTTAATTCAGATATATCAAAAACATTTCCATTTTTATTATCTAATAATAATTGTATATTCATTAGCCCACCACCTATGGAAGTTTTAAAACTTGTCCTGTATATATTAAGTTAGGATTTTTAATCTTGTCTTTATTTAGATTGTAAATTTGTGGCCACTTATTACCATCACCTAAGTATCTTTTAGCTATATGCCACAATGTATCATTGCCACTAACTGTATGGGTTTTCGGTTTAATAGTGCTTGGCCTTGGTGGCTTATTACTTGTTTTAACCGCTTTCTTATTACTATCCTTCTTATTTACTATAACTACTTTTTTAGCAGCATAGTTTTTATACCTCTTGAGTTCTATAGAATAATGTACATCTCCAACTTCTCCACCTTCTTCATAAGGCTTGAAGTTTTCTACAGTGAACAGATCATTGATTTCTAAAGGGCTACCGGTAAATATAAACCTTATTTTTTGTTTTTTATCTCTCCATTCTCTAATTTCCCCAATATAAAAGCTCGGTTCAAATAATTGTTCCGAGCTTACATAAGGACCTTTATGCTTGGGAAAGAAACTTTCAAAGCTTATTTCCATCAACTTAGGCTTATTTATTGTATTAATTTCACCTAAATTAATTATGTCGTATGTTTTATTATTTCCATCTTCATCAAATTCAATTTTCTCTGGTAACACTGGGAGTATAAATCCTTCTTCACCATCATTAATTCCTAAATACATTTTATACATTAAGCATATACCCCCTCGGCGCTGTTAGCCAATTCATTTTCCATGTAATTCTCTATTTTAGATATTATTTTATTTATGTCTGCTTCTTCTTTAATATCTCCGGTAGTAACTTGCACTGTTGGAGTTAAAGTTACGAAGTTTTGTATACTTTCCATTTCTGCTAAATCTCTCATCATTTCCAAGTGTTCATTAGAAATATCTATTTTGTCGTCTATATTTTTAAGGTGATTGTTAGCATCTTTTAGCCCTTTGTTTCCACTTGGGGATTTGCCACCTTTGTTTTTGCCATCATCTCCTGCTGTTCCCAATGTTCCTGGCCCTTGTGCTTTATTCCATGCCGCCATATCTGGCATTTTACCCATGTCTGGAATATTACCCTTATTAAATATATTTCCTAAATCAAATTTATCGCCAATGTTTTTACCAACCGTATAACCTGAATCATATGCTTTACCATATTCAAACCTATCTAGATGCATTGCAGACGAATCCATCTTTTGAAATTGAATTTTAGGTTTACCAACTAATTTATCCACAGCACCTTGAAGTCCATTTTGCCAATTACCTACTGCATTGGCAAGGTTCGAGCCGAATATCGTATCTATAGCGGAGGCTATACTTTTAAGTATCCCTAAAACTTCATCTGCCATTGCTGCAAATAGCCTAATTATAGAACCTATAGGATCATTAAATACATTAGCGAAAAATTCTGCAAATGCAGCAAAATGATTATAAAACAAAGCTATAATATCAACAACTAAATTATAAAATGCTACAAATAAATTTCCTATAAAAGCAAGTGCCACCATAAATGATCCTGCAATAATACCGGTTGCTGAAACGCTTGTACCTGCAAAATGATTTACCGCCGCTACTGCTCCATAGAATAAAGCTATTAATAAAATTATTGCAATAATAATCCATGTTAAAGGGCAGGCTAATAATGCTGCATTTAATCCATCTTGAGCTATTATTAAGGCAAGTATAGCGGCTGTTTCTGCCCAAGACGCAATAGTGTGGGCAATCTTAGCAATAGTAGTTTGTATAGTTGTTAACCATGCAATTCCCATTGTCGCATTATAAGCTATCATTGCAAATACAATTCCCCAAATGATAGGACTAATTATGCTCCAATTATCAATAAATGTTTGACTTAATGATGTAATAATATCCATAGCTTCCATCGTTAAATTCACAATTATATCTAATCCTACGCTTATACCATTAAAAAAACCTTCAAAACTTCCATTTTTAAATCCTTCATTTATTCTACTAAGCAAAGGTTTTAAAACTTCTAACGCAGTTTCACTTGCCTGTGCAAACGCAGTTTCTATGTTTGATTTAAGGTTATTTAATTGTGCTACAGCAGATTGGTTAAACTCTTCCAAAGCTTTATCACTAGCACCTTTTTTAGCTAATAATTCATCGAACTTGCTTATAAACTCATCCATACTTTTAGATGCCTTTAATATTTCAGCGTCAGCTTTACCAAATCCAAATCTAGATTTTAAAGACATAAAGTCTCCTCCTAAAGCTTCTTTTAATGCAAATCCTGCACCTTCTAATCCCTGCGTTGGATCTAAGAACGCCAATTTTTCAGCTGTCTTATTTAAGTCCATAAGTTTATCTGTATTTTTCGTAAATTGAATAAAACTCCTAGTTATAGTATTAAATTCTTTTAACCCATATACACTCTCATTAGCATATTTATTCAAACCTCCAAAGAAAGCTTTACCTATATCTTTATTACCTAACATACCACTTATAGTTATTAATTGTTGTTCTAACCTTGCTCCTCCACCTATGGTTAAGTCTAATCCTTTCTTAGCAGCTTGAAACCCTAAATAAGCACCTACCAGATTCTTTGCTTTGCTTATCAACCCATTGGCTTCGCTAGATCCTCTATTAAAAGAATCATTCAATTTGTTTTGATTATTTTGAGCTTTCTCCTGAGCACTAGCTAATTCTTGCAATCCAGCTGAAGCTCTTTGAATTGCTCCCCTCGCAGTGTTTAAAGAATTAGTTATTCTTATATCTTTATTTGCAGCATTATTCATTTGGTCCATAGCACTTATTGTTAAATTTAAAGCTTGCGTAACTTGTTGGAGAGGTCTCGTCATTTGATCAAACATTTTGAGTGCAGTAGATACTGTTGCCATCTATTCACCCCGCTTTCAAACAATAATAAAAGCACCTACATTAAAGTAAGTGCTTTAAGCTCTTATTTCTATATAAAAAATAATTTTATCTAACAACGTATTTAAATTCTTTATTATTTGCGTTTATTAAAACAACTAATGATTTATTATCTTTCTCTATTTCTTCTGGAACTTCAGCTATAAAGTGAATCATTCCCTTTTTCAATGGTTCTATTGGTGTTATATTTGTATAAGTAAAATTTGTACCCTCATCTTTCTCTATTGCTGAAAATGTCTTGTACTCATATTTATTATCATAAATAACTTTAACTGATAAAAACCCATCTGACCTTTTCCCTTCTGTCAAAAGGCTTTTTACATCTATTACCGTATCGAAATAAACTGTTCCTGGTTCTTTTGCTTCATAATAAGTATACATATTCTTAGGATTAGGTGGATTTATTCTTTTACCAAATTTAGTATCAATAACTGTAAATTCACAATAATCTTTTATTTCATTTACTTTCCCTTTATCGATAATGTCTTTCTTATCATCCTTTTTACTTGTCTGAGCTTTTTTCTCTGTGTTATTTTTAGAAGCTGTTTCTGTAGAAACTTCTTGCCCACATCCGCTCATTGTTAATAAAAATACTCCAATAAAAATAGTGCTTAATATTTTTTTCATATGATTACAACCCCTTTATTAAAAATCACTTTAATAATAACAAATATTGGGGTTTGTTTCAATATTATCTTTTTCTTTTAGTTTTATCCGCTTGTTTCTTTTCATTCTCTATATGCAAATCTATGGAAGCATATATAAAAGCCCTTTCTCTCCTTGGCATTTTAACAAAAGCACTAGGAAGAATTTTTAATCGGTGGAGGGCATAATGAGCATAATTGGCTTCACCATCCCCTCCCTTGATTAGTTTTTTGCTTCTTCTACTAACTCCTGTATACCTTTATCGTATCCATTTATTTCACTTACAACGCTACCCCATTCCATGTATTCGCCATCACTCATTTTAGACTTCATAGCCTTAAGTAATTGTTCAGCTCCCATAACACCCCAAGCCTTTTGTAGTTCTGCATTTTTTAAATCAGGGTATATTGTAGTTTCTATAATCTGATTCGCAATAAATTTATCCTGGTCAGTTTCACTCATTTTTTGACCTTTAACTATTGTTATCTTTTTACACTTCTTTCTAAGTTCGTCACCTTTATCAGCACTTATCGGTTTAAATTTCATTTTTTTCTTTTTACCACCTATAGTTATTTCTCTTTCTATTTCTTCTACTTCCTCAAAGCTATCCATTAAAAAATCTTCAAAATTATTCATTATATACTCCTCCTATTAACCTAATACTGGCTTTCCAAATTTATTCAATAAGTCCACATCATCAAATGTAAATCCCATATCTTCTTCAAGTACCTCAGATTCTACATCAAACATTGCCATAGAAACTTCATCTAAATTACAATCTTTTAATACTATAGTTTGTTTACCTATAGTACTTGTTGGATCTTCATTTGTAACAGTTATATCAAAATAAGTATCTACTCCAGTTTTAATATACTTAATCATTAATTCTCTAAATAGAGAAGTCACATAATATACTGTCAATGTCCCAGAACCACTCCAACCAGCAGCTTTATGTTGCTCTCCTCTTTTACTCAAAGTTCTTACCTCTGTTTTTTTCTTTTCTACTTTTGATTCTAATTTTTTAGCATAGAATAGTTCTTCATTTCTACCATCTATAGTTATAAATCCTCTAGCTTCTTGTCCACTTATTGTATCTCCCGCTTTAAGAAATCCCATTTACTATTCCACCTCCACATCCATATATAACTTTTCCATAGCATCTATTGGTTGTACCCCCATTCTAGCCACTACAGAATCTTTATCTTGTCCTCTTTTAATTTCAACATCTTCTGGAACAACATTCTCAAGTGCTCCAATTCCCTGTAATTTTTCTAAGAACTTAATTACATCCTTTTTATATAAATTTCTTCCATCTTCGCTATTATCACCTTTACCAATATAATTTGTTTCCCATAATAGCCTACTGCCATTATTTACTTCAAAGAGTGTCCTTATAACTCTATTTTTTCGATAGTCTTTTCCTTTATCTTCTGTAAAAGATTTAAATGTATTAATATCCTGTTCTATTACTACTTTTCTATTACTAATAGTAAAGACTATTTCTCCGGTTAATAAGGCTTCTTCTATTTCCCTGTTAGTGTATTTAGTATCTACATCAATGGCGCCTGGATACTCTAGATAAGTATTAGATTGATTTACATTTGCTCCAGCGGTAGCTCCAGTTACAAATGCAACTGCTTGATTGGATTTTATTACGGTATTATCAGCTAAAATAACACCGTTTTTAACAGTAATAATATTTTCACTATCAGCTTCAGGATAATTTTCTAGTATCAACTGCACTTGTCTACCATCTTCTTTAAGTCTCTTTATAAATGTAGTGGCTACTGCTTTTATAGTAGGATCTTTGGTTGGAATACCCATAGCATGAAATTCATAAGGTTCAATAGTTGCCAAATAATCTGTATAACCTTGATTAGTAACAGTACCATCAGCTCCACCTTTAAGTGGTAATCCAGCGGTAGTTTTCAATTCTCCAGTTCCTTTAAAATCAACATAATCATTAGGCTTCAAATCTTCTATAACTTTAACTAATTGTTTATCTACTTTATTACCCTCAAACATAGTTATAACTTCAAAGCTTCCTATAAAATCTATACTGTTTTGTATTATTACAGTAATGTTATTTCCTTTAGTTCCAGTACATTTGGCATTTATAGTTAATCCTTCTATTGTAGCAGTAGCTTTAGTTCCTTCATTCAATCTATATAAAAGCAATGTTTTAGCTTTCTTTAATACTTCTCTAATAAGTAATGCACTTTCATCAGCTATATTGATACCTAGTATTTTAGATAAATCATCATCAGCATATATTGGCAATACTTGCTTTTCTGGTCCCCACGGTAATTCCAATGGTAGGGTTGCAATTCCTCTTTCACCTATTGGTGTTTGCCCATTTTTCTTTGACTTAAAATTTATATAAGCCCCTGGTCTAATTTTATTTTGTCTTTCCCAAGTTCCACCAGCCATACTATTTCACCTCTTTCTTATTAAACTCTTCTAAGAGTTTATTTACTTCTTTTAAACTATACTGTTCATCTTTTAATAAAGCTTTAAGCACATCTATTTCTATTACTGTAAACTGTTTTGAATTTACTATTTGTTCTTTAGTAAATTTAAATTCCTGTTCTTCATCTACCATTTAAATATACCTCCTGTTTCAATTTATTCATTTTAGGAGCTTTTTCAATTTCCTTAAGCACATGATAATTAAATTGCAACATGAAGTGTAAAACTCCATCTATAACCTCATGTGTCATTTCATTAGATCTATATAAACTATTATTTACTTTTACATATTCAAGCACCTCATAAAGCTTATCAGCCATATCATTGCAATCATCATTCAAATCCCCTTTATCACTAAAATAATGAATGTTGAATGATATATTTTTCTTATACCTAACGTTGATCTCTTTATCTTGACCTGAACTTAAAACCTTAATAAAAAAACAAGGTTCTTCAAAACCTTGCTTAATCTCTTCACCATATATATTTATGTTAGGAAATTTTTTATCCAATGTTTGGTTAATTCCTATCCTTAAATCATTTATATTTGCTATGTTATCACCTACTTATTTAATGTTATAATTTTACTGGAAGGAGGTGTTAATTATGGATTACAATGATATATCTAATGATATCTTGTTAAAAGCATATAAAAAGTATTTAGATGGTACAGATGTACATAAAGTTGAAATTCCTTGGAATGATTATCAATCTTTGTACAATGAAGCAATTAATTACCTTACTGAAAACGGATTAATTACTATTAAAGCTCGTACCATTGGTTTTGCTAAGATTTCTTTAACATCAAATGGAATATCTTGTGCATCTGCACTTTAGTTTTTTCTCTAATCAAATCCATCAGATACATTATTTTACCCAAAGTATTAGGACTGATGGATTTGATTTTTATTTTTCTTTCCCCATATACCATAGATCCTATTTCTCCTTCTGCAAAACCTACATTTGTGATATTTCCTAATTTGTCAATTTTAAAATCTACTATATATTGTTTTTCATTAGTTTCAAAAATTATATATTTAATTCCAAAATCAATCCCAAACCATTTCACATTATCACTTCCTTTAAGCTCTACCATTCAATATTTGATTTAATAATTCTACTTGTTTTCTTTCTAAAAACTTAGGTAACTGTCTTTCTATTTCTTGCATTGATATTGTGGCCATGAATCTACCTTCAACCCAACCTTTATGATTTTTGGTTCTATGCCCATACTCGACATAAGAAGCATAATTCACATTATTAAATATTTCTATTATATAAGAGTTTCCTTGCTTTACTACATTTCCTACTTGCCAGTTACGTCTTAAATGTCCTCCTGTTTTAGAGCTACTAGTTGTAAAGTTTACTTCCTTACCATCCTTAGTTGTAAAGGACACTTGATTGCTATAAACACCTACTGGAGTTCTCTTTTTAATCTTTCTTTCAGCTCTAAAGGCCATTTCAAGAAGAAATTCTCTTATCCATCTTTCAATTACTCTTTCATCTAAAGCTTTTTGAAAGCTCTTGGCCATCTTCTTAAAATCAGAATAATCAAAACTTGCTAATCTAGCCATTAAGCTTTATCCTCTTTATTTAAAATAACTTCCTGGTGTGTATAATAAGAAAATCCTTCTCCAGCTTTATACTTAGTTTTTACATCAAATGCATTAGCAACTTCTATTTCATCACCTTGTTTGATTTCAACTTCAGGATTTATGAAAAGCTTGAGCTCATAGTTTATATTATTTGTTGTATCAGTTTGATTATTTTTACTTAAACTTTGTTTTGATACTTTACAAGATTGTTTTTCATACTTAGGAATTGGATTGATTCCTGTTTTAGTTTCTTTAGTAACTGGATCTTTATATTTTTCATATTTATAAATGCTACAAGTACAATCGTACAAGCTTTCAATAGCTTTTTTTGCTTGTTTCCTTGCTTTCCTTATACCTTTAAGCATACTACCAAACCAACTTCCTATATTTATTAAGTTGTGCTTTATAATCCTTTATTAAGCTATCTTTAAATTCAGCAATAGAACTTCTATAACTTACAGAAGTGTCTCCATCAGTTATAGAAGAAACAGAACCTAAGGAGTTTTCTTCTTCCCCTAGGTTCTCATTTCTATACATATCTATGGCCATTTTTAGAACTGTAGTATTTAAAGCTTCTGGTATCTCTTTCATATGACAATAATCTTTTACTATTTGCCCTACATCTTCTAGTGCAAATTGCAATGAAAAGTCCTTGGAGTCATCATCCAAGGATATACCTAAAAGCTTTTTTAATTTTTCTAGTTGAGTCATTAAACTCACATCCAATCTTAACCTCTTGAAATAATTCTAGCTATTGCAATAGCTTTATGATCTATATATTTTTTAGCACTTCCTAAACCACCATCATTAACAAGCTCCCAGTTAGCACCATTAGCAAGTTCTTCATCTGTCGGTGATAATGTTGTTTGAGATTTCTTTATATAAGAAATTCCATAAGGAGCAAAACACTTTCTTTGTCTAGAATAAAGCGTATCTTGTCCTCCGTTAGTTTTTGGATCTCTTGACATTTCATACGGAACTTTAGCACCAATATTCTCATAGTCAAAAGCTCCATCGCCCAATACATAAGTTGTATATTTTGTATATGCTTCTATATCACCTGTTTTAGGAACTTCTTCTACTGGCATTGAATCATCAATTAAAACAGTTCTTCCATTCCATGTTGCAAGTTGTAATTCTCTTTCAATACCTGCTTCATCTGTATATTTAAGATATGATAGTAATTTAAGGTTCTCTAAATTAGTAGCAACCGCACTATGCATAATAGCTAAGGTAAATTTAGACTTATTGTCACCACTAGCCTTTTGAATAGATGTATTTAATGTAGTTGACCCTACAACATTTTTATCATCTGCTAATGTTGTTATATCTAATGTATGGTTATTAACAAACTCTAAATTTTTAGCACCTGTCATTGAGTATATACCCTTTAATATTGATAATAATGTGCTTTGATCTACATCATCCCAATATTCTCCTACTTGATTTCCTACATTATCCATGAAGTTTACTCCGCCAGTTATATCTTCTGAAAAGTCACTTTCCACCCATGCCTTAGCTCTCCCTACAACCACAACACCTCTTTCAAATGTAGTTGTGCTTGTAGCTGTAATATCTGTTTGTCCATCATAATTTAATGCATCACCATCAATACGACCATACATAGGTAATACTGCATATGCAGTTCCTGTTTGTGAGCTAAAGGCATTTTTAATTTCTACATTTCCTTTTAATGCTCTTGATTTTAATAATTCATTTTTCTTTAATTTTGGTACTCTTTCTACATAAGCCCCAAATGCTTGTGGATTAAAACTTTTTGAATCAAATTTTGCCATATTATATTCCCTCTTTCTTTATTTAAATTTGTGCATTAGGATTTTCTTCTAAGTATTTGCATAATTCAGTATAAGACATTTTACTTGTATCTTTTGGCACTGGATCTTTTATTGAATTATCTGTTGGTTTTATTCCTGAAAATTGTGGTTTTTGTTCTTCAGTAAATAAATAACTATCACTTTTCTTTATTGCCTCTATTTGCTCATTAAGACCTATAAGACTTTCACCATCTAATTTAATTCCTTCTAAATTTAAAAGAGCTTTAACAGCCTTTGTATTTCTTACATTGGCACTCTTTAAAGCTCCTTCTAATGCATAATTAAATTGCATATCCTGTATTTTCTTTTCATAGTCTTTAACCTTGGTTTCATAATCTGTAACCTTAGTTTGTAGTTCTCCATTATCTTTATTACTTTTCTTTAAATCAGTAATAGTTGCATTTGCAGTTTTAAGTTGCTCATTTAATGTATTAAATTTATCTTTAGGTATCCAATTACCATTACTAACTACATCTATTTTATTATCACCTACCTTTTCAATAACTTGTTTATAAAGTTCTTCCCCTAAAAGTTCTTTTAAATCCATATTAATTTCTCCTTTCCTACTAGCCTTTTTCTACAGGTCGGCTCCTGCTTGTGGTCTTTCAGTTTATACTCATAAATACTAAAAAGAGTAAAATAAAAAGCCTTATTTCTAAGGCTTATAGTTTGTACACTCCTTTCAAATATGGTAATATTCTGTTGAAAGGAGGTATGTTTATGAGATTAAATCCTGATTGTATAAGAGATATTTTACTAACTGTTGAAGAATCTACAGATTTTAATTCCACAATGTGTTATCCAGATGATTATGGACTCTTATCTAAATATTCTAATAATGAAGTTCTTTATCATATAAAACAATGTGAATTATCTCAATTAGTCACCAAAGTCTCTTGGTTTATAGATGGCGCCTGCGCTATACATGATCTTTCACCTGAAGGGCATAAATTTTTAGCTGATATACGTTCAGATACTACTTGGAATAAAACCAAAGAAATATCTAAAAAAGTAGGTTCTTCTTCTATTAGTGCTCTTAAAGAAATTGCCACAGGTGTTATTACAGAACTTATTAAATCTCAATTTTAGAATTATTAACTAATATTTTTATCATAAGCTCCGTTGTTCCATTATCGGAGCTTTTTATTTTATATCCAATAACATTCTGTAATTCAAAATTATCTAATTTTATTTTTGTATTTTTATCATTACTACTCACGGTAAGATTATGCATTTAATATCACCTCACTTGTTCATAAACTCCTTTAGTTGTTTTCGCTAATTCATCCCCGACATAGTTCTGAAACTTAAGCAACATATTTTTCATACCATTGCTTATAATTTGTTTTCCCATCTATATAGTAAACCTCTCCTTCACTATCTCTAGCTATTCTTTCTATATCAAATGTATCTGCAAAATAAGGAATTATTGTAGTTCTGCAATTAGGATGAAAGGGTGGGGCGTTAACACCTATTTCTTTTTCACTAATCTTAAATATCTTACCGTCCATAGATCTACATATTTTACTCGTATGTAAGTCTAAAGTGGCAAGTATTTCATATTCTTTAACAACTCCACTTCCAATATAGCTGTTGAAAGTGGATTTAGAAATAATATTAGCACTTTCAGTATTAACAAGTGTCCTTGCTCTGCTTTTACCTACTTCCATTCTTTCAGCTATTGTCTTAGAAGTTTTGTCTATGCTATCACCGCGAATAAAAGATTGAGTAAGGTTGGTTTGCAATTCCATTATTAACTTTTCTTTATTGTTCCATATTCTGCTGCTATAATTATTTCCATGCCACGGCTCTGTAATTACTTTATTTATTGTATTAGTATCTAACTTAGCAAAATTAATACCTATTCCTAAGCCCTTGTGTACTTCAAAAATATTCCTATAATAAGTATCCTCATATATTCCATTTAAAAGGCTTGTAGTATTACATTGTTGCCTACTATATAAATCTTCTATACTATTCCTTATTTGAGTTTGTAGAGCTTGTATCCTAGTAACTCTTACCTTATAAGATACATTGTTTAATTCTTTTTCCCATTGTAGATTCTTATTATCTTTAGCTTTCCTAGTAAACTCTTTCAAGTCCATCTTAAACTCATGTAGTTCATTTGAATTTAATAAACGTCTAGCTTCTTGCAAAGATATTTCATTATTCTGCGAAAATCTAGCATAAAAAACTTCTATATCTTTTTGTATGCTGCTTAGAGCTTCCATATACTCTAAATGTAAACTTAGAATATAATTATCTGTTTTCTTAAACTGTCTATCTGCTACAACTTCTGAACGTTTCTTCCAGTAGTCTTTACTCTTCATTTTCTTCATTCTCTTCATCCTCTGGTGCTTCTTCTAAAGGAAAATTAGGATACATTGATTCACGTTCTTCTTTTTGTTTTTTTATCTTTTCTAATTCATCCTTAGTAGCCCATGGATGATTGGCTACTATAGTTTCATCTGATATAATACCAACACTACTTTGACAATTATTAATACTATCTGTTTCATTTATAAGAGTATCCCTATTAAACACAAATTCTACATTTTCATTAGTAAAGTCACCTTGTCCAGTATTAATTAAATGTTGATTCACAAACCACAATGTGCGACAAGAAGTCGCTAAATAATAGTGTTTCGTTAAGAAACTGTGCTAGTCACTAAGCATATCCTCGCTCGAAACTGCATTTTTGAGTAATCAAAATGTGGGTTGCATGAGAGTTAAAGGTCTAATGTAGGATATAACCACAATATTCTACAGGGCTAGAGGAAGAATGAGAATGTATAAACTTATGTTGAACCTTTGTAATTTTCGTCATGCGAAGTTAAGCCAAAGGTGGTTGATAGGCTTATATTATGGATAGGAAAGGTTGTTTATTTGGCCAATCGTGGAGTGACCCATATATCCATCGGAATATAGGAGGATACTTAACTCATTCGCGTCTATTATTAGTGGAACTTGGTAAGCCCTATATGCTCCAATTAACGGTAGGACAATCGCAAGAAAGTCACAATGTATAGAGGGTAAAGGAGTGTGGAGAAAGCAAAAGCCAACAAGACGAAAGTCGAAAGGAATAGATAACTTGTTGGATAGGGGTTCAAAATTTGCCCTAACCCGGAAGGGTGCAGACTTCCACATGGTCATCAACACGAAAATAAACGAAAAGTAATCACTTACGAAAGAGGAGTCTAGTTATGAAAACTATTAATAAACTTAATAAGTCGGCTACTTCTCCACATATCACAGAGTGGTACACACTTAATTGGAAGAAAATAAACAGATATGTGAAGAGATTACGCCAACGGATTTTTCGTGCCGAGCAGTTAGGTCAAAGAAGAAAGGTTAAGAAACTACAAAGACTAATGTTAAGAAGCAAGGCTAATTTGTTAATTTCAATCAAGAGAGTAACTCAAATCAATAAAGGGAAGCGTACAACAGGAATTGATGGATTTAAAGCAACTACTGAGTGGGAGAAAATAGGATTATTTAACCTATTCAAAAGTTACAACATCAAGTATATTAAACCAAAACCTGCTAAAAGAACATATATCCCTAAGAAAAACGGTAAATTAAGACCTTTAGGAATACCAATAATTAAAGATAGGATATATCAAAATATTGTTAAGAATGCTCTCGAACCTCAATGGGAGAGTAAATTTGAATCCATAGCATATGGTTTTAGACCAAAAAGAAGTACACATGACGCAATAGAGCAACTGTATTTAAAATTGAGGAAAGGCAGTAAACGTCAGTGGATTTTTGAAGGTGATTTCAAAGGCTGTTTTGATAATTTAAACCATGAATATATTATGGAATGTCTTAATAACTTTCCAGCTAAAGAAACAATATATAAATGGCTTAAGGCAGGATATATTGATAATAATGTCTTTAAAAATACTAACGAAGGGACACCGCAAGGTGGAATAATTTCACCGTTACTAGCTAATATTGCATTACATGGAATAGAAGAAGAACTAGGAGTTAAATATCGGCTTAACAAAAGACAAGGATACTATCTAAAGGATGACTCCATAGGTATTGTGAAATATGCTGATGATTTTGTTATTCTATGTAAGACAAAAGAAGAAGCAGAAACAATGTACGAGAAACTTAGTCCTTATCTTAAGAAAAGGGGACTGGAACTTGCTGAAGATAAAACGAGAATAACTCATATTAGTATGGGATTTGATTTTCTTGGATTCAATATAAGGCAATACAAGAAAAATAAGGGCATGACATTACTAATTAAACCATCCAAAGCAAGTATTAAAAAAGTCAAAAAATCAATCAAAGAAGTCTTTGAAGAACATAGAGGTAATCCAATCGGAGCAATAATAGGTAAACTTAATCCAATCATAAGAGGCACAGGAAACTATTGGTCTTGTGTAATATCGAAAGATATCTATAGTAGCATAGATTATTATGTATGGCTTAAGACAAGAAAATATCTTAAAACACTTCATCCAAACAAATCTTGGAAATGGAGAATTAAGAGATACTTTAAACCTGATTTTACGGGAGTAAGTAAAGATAAATGGATACTTACAGACCCTCATAATAACAAGAATCAGTTAATGAAAATGAATTGGATACCTATAGTAAGACATGTATTGATTAAATATAAAAATAGCCCAGATGACCCTAGTTTAAAAGACTATTTTAAAGTAAGAGATGAAAAAGAGTTCAATAGACATAATATCTTAAGCAGACGCAAATTAGCTAAGAAAAGCAAATATAAATGCAGAATATGCAATCAATCATTAGTTAGCGAGGAATCACTTGAGGTCAATCATATTGTACCAACTCTAATTGGTGGTAAAGATGAATATGATAACTTAGAACTACTACATACAAGCTGCCATATACAACATCATAAATTACTGAACAAATATGGAGAAGGTAAAGATTTGCCTAAAATTAAAAAATTCTTCGCAGAAAGAAATGTAGACCCATCAAGTAAAGAAGGAATAACCTTGATGAAAAAACAATTTAGAAAGTTTAAATATAACTTGCTAGGATAAATGATGGCTTGAGCCGTATGTTTTGAAAGAGACATGTACGGTTCTTAGGGGGGAAAGAAACCGAGAGGTTTCCGACCTACCCGACAAATATTCAAGTGATGCCTGGAATTCTGTTTCTATTATGTTGCAATCCATATCTAAATCATTATATAGAAACTTAAGAGCAATACCACTTGGAGAGTTTCCAAACTTATCTGATTGAGTATCTACACCTCTACCAAACTCATATATATCCTTTCTAGTTTGTTCTATATGCGTTTTATAAGCTTCAACATTAATTTCTAAATTCCTTGTTTCTACTCCACCATCACCAGCAACCTTAACAGCTCTGTAAAGGCTCATATTCCTTCTAAACTCTCCTAAATTCTCACCGTCATAATCCTTAAGAACATAAATACTATTGGGCAAATCTTCAAGGTTATTACTATTATCACTTTTATTTCTGTCATAATCATCTACTAAGGATTTAACAAATTTAATAAGCGGCTGCTCTTCATCATTGTATTTGAAATACACAAAAGGCACTTTAGACCAGGTAAATGATTCTTTATTTCCTTTATCATCTACCATACTAAAATGCCCTTCATCTTCTGGAGCTTCAACATCAGGTATTAATTTACCATTATCATTAACATATCTCAATACCTGTTTCGTGTCCCAGTATTCAACTTTTTGTACTGTCTTTTTAGTCTTACCTTCATAAACTATAACTTCATATACCCTAATAAGTGCATCTAATTTTGTATGCTCTGAATCTTTCCATAATGGAATAATCTCTTCACTAGGTAATCTTTTAAATCGTAGTTCACCATCTGAATTATAATAAATTTGAGCCCATGCTATACCTTTATTAATGGCATCTTTACCTAAATTCTTAAGCAATCTCATAAATGACTTATTGAATATATCATCTAATACATTTTTATATGTTTCATTATCAGTTTGAATTGCTAAAGGCTTAGATAATAAATATCCTACTTTCTGGTCTACAAGCTTTCTAACAAATTGATGCACTAGTTTATTATTTGCTAGATTCTTTACTTCTTCTAATTCTCCATCTTCACCTATAGCCATTCTTTTACGTTTTAGTATATCTGTATCACCTTTATAATATCTTTCTCCATCTAACATTAATTGTCTTGTTTGTGAGCTATGCCATTCTTTTATTTCTTCTTGAATAATTTCTTCTAAGCTCATTACTGAATTAGCTCCATTACTTAATATTTTATCTACCATAAACATCTTAACACCTCCTTAGTCAAATGAAATTGAATTACCATTCATATCATTTTCTAAACTATACCTAAAAGCATCTATTAAATGGTTGTCTTTATCCACCGGCATAGGTAATATATTGCCATTTTTATCTTCTTTGTATTTATATTTACTTATTTCATTTCTAAAATTTTGACATCTTGGATGTATTATAATTTCTAATCCTTGTAAAAATTTAATCCCATATTCAATGCTGCCTGCTCCTTTCTTTGCTGATTTAGCATTTACTCTTAACTTTTTATATTCTGCCACTGACTTAGGTTCTGCACTATCACATGTAACTCTACTTGAACCTGCTTTTTCTTTTACTAAAGGAGCTGATTCCTCATTCAACATCCCTACTACCTCTATTTCATCACATATATAAAGTCTTTTTCTTGTTTTATCATAATGTGATTTTATATAAGCAAAAGGATCATCGGCAAAACCCCAGTCAACACCATGCCTATAATTATCAAAAGTTTTTTCAATATCACTAAAATCTTTTACTTTCCAATTCTTAAATATAACAGCTCCAAGAACTCCCCAATTACCTTTTGTATATACTTCATAGTAATAAGGATCTGATTCATTTTCTAATGCTGCTATATCATCATCAGTTAAAAATTTATTATCTTTATACGTAGTTTTAAGAATAGATACATTGTTCTTTTCTACATACTGCTTATCATCTTCCCATATATTAAAATACTCTTCAAATAACCAATGGTCCTTAAGTATTGGGTTAAAGCTTAAAGTTAATCTTTTAGTTACCTCTGACCTTCCTCTAAGTCTTTTATCTAATTGTTTAACTGCTTTATATTCTGTTTCTGTAGCTTCTTCTACCCATATATCAGTTATTACTCCATCTATGGGGGTTATAGATTTAATCTTTTCAACATCATCTAAACCACAAAATAATATTTGCTTTTTATTTATCTTACAAGTAATTATCATATCTGTTTTATTAACTTCAAAATAATCAGCAACTTTAAAATTACTTATTGCCTTTGTTATTTCATTAAGACATGACCTCTTTATTGTATTTTGAACATTTCTTACTATTAAATAATTTCTATGGCTATTAAGTACATCTAGTACAGTTCTTTGAGCTAAAGAAAAAGATTTACCTGAGGATGAACCTCCAAAGTAAATCTGATAACGTTTATTATTATTAAGTTGATGTTTTAAATATATTTCATTAAATACTTTTGAGCTAATATCAAGCTTAAGTCCCATACTCTTCACCATCTATTGTTATACTGATTTCATTGCATAGACTACCATTAACTTCTACTTTATCCTTAAACATTCCTAGGTGTCTACCTAAAAGCTCTAAGACCTTTACCTTATCCGCTGTTTCTACACTAATACCAAACTTAGTATTTTTAATTGCTGTTATAGCTTTCTTTTCATTAGTTGTAAGGTCTTTCGTTTCTTTTATTTCTACATCTTTATAAAAAACTTCTTCTTCACCTATTTTATTTCCTTGTTCATCATAAACAGGTTTCATATAAGACTTTTTAACTACTTCCGCATAATTAGAACCATTAGATTTAGCTATAGCATAAAGCTCCTTTAAAACAAAGTCTTGAGTTATTTCTGTTCTTTTTTCTCTATCTTTCATTCTTTTATCAATGTACTCTTTAACCTTAGCATTTCTTAGCAATCTATTTCCATTGACCGCTGCTGTTTCATCTTTTTTAATATTTTTATAAGCCGCTTTATATGCTCTAGTGGCATTGAGATCCACTAGATATTCATCACAAAATATTTTCTGTTTTGGTGTTAGCTTCACAATGCCACCTCCTTTTATAAATATTAATTTTATAATACAACCACAATATATAGTATGAGTTGTACACATTATCCACAATACGTTGTGTATAACTTAATTTATCTTTGCCTTATTGCTCCTTTAATTCTCTTATAACTTCTCTCACTCATACATTCTTTTAAATTGTCTGCTATGTTTTCTTTCTTAACTTTTCTACTAGAACAATAAGGACACACTAAGTATCCTTTTAAGCTTTCTATTTCTTCTGATAGTAATACAAATTCTTTTCTACAACTACAGCATATATAACTTGTATAAATACTTAGCATATCCTCACATCCTTTCTATGCATAAAAAAAGCACTCTATTGAGTGCTTGTTACTATCTTTTTTCTATTATGCTTTTTAATATAAGCTACCTATTCTTTTTTAACTTCTCATCAATAAACTTATTATACTGATTTAACGCTGCATTCAATACCTTACTTGCTGTTACTACTTCTGGATCAACTAAGTTGCCCTGTTTTTTATTTATTAACTCCTCTAATTGCGTTCTTAATATATCTATATCTTTTAATAAGTCCTCTAATTCAGACATACTAACACCTCCATAGTTAGTATTAACTAGGAAAGTGTTTTTTATCATTTATGCTATTAATTTCTGTTCTGGAAGATAACTCAATTCTACAAGTAACTTACACTTGCCCTTACATATTTGATATATATCTTTATAATAAGTTTCTTTTTCTACTTCTTCTATTAGTTATTAAGTAAAGCTTCTCTCATGTAATTAACCGCTTTATATTTAATTCCTAGAACTTTCTCTATAAAGTCAACTTCTTCATCATGTAAGCATTTTCTTAAATCCTCATATTCAACTGAATAAAATACATCTAAATAATAATTTTGAATAACTTCTTTTATTGCTTTAGAATCTTTTGATTCTTCGATTATATTTAGCTTTCCTTTTGCTTCATTAGCCCATTCATATTCTTCACATTCTTCAATGCAGAACTGAATATAATCTTTAATTTCTCTCTTTGCCTTTTCAATATCATTTTTAGTTGGTTCCCAAACATTAAAGTTAAATTCTATTTCTACTCTTTCATATCCCTGTGAGAAAAAACTAGCCATCAACTCTTTTGAAAAAACACCTATTTCTTTTAAATTTTCTTCTAGTTCTTCTTTTGCATATGGTTTCTTAAAATTCAACTGTTTTAATGTTTGAACCGCAACATCAAAATCAACATTAAACCACTCTCCTATAGTTCTATACTTATTAAATATCTCATGCATTTTGCTTTCTATTTCACTATAATTTGAGCACTCTTGACTGAAGAACTTATTCGTTGCTATAAATCCACCTTGAGTTTCTAATGTTTCCACCCTACTTTCAGGATTTATACTTTTACCTATTTTTATACTTTTATCTCTTCTTTCAATAATATAAACATATCCATTGCATTTCATCAAATATACCTCCAACAATTTATTTATCTAGGAGCAGTGGGAACTTACCCCACTATGCTTTCCCCCAGGAGGTGGCAGGTTTTTATCCTGCAAACCTAAAAATGCATATAAAAAAGACACTCGTTTGAGTGCCTATTATTTATCTATTTATATATAATCTCCTAAACTTTTTTAGGTAAGTAAAAAACGCCTTGTCCTTTTACGCATTAAAAAAGAGCCCTTATGAGCTCTTTGTTAAATTAATATGTTTTGTTACAATTTAATTAATCAAAATCCCTATCAACTTCAATTATCTGTCCTGTGTTAGCATTTATTTTTACTTCATAAATTCCAGCAGTGGTTCTAATGCTAACTTCATAAACTAATATGCCATCTTCGACATCTAACTCAACTCTTACTACCTGTCCTGGAACCTGCTGTAGTGCAATTTGCACAGCTGCTTCACTACTAATGCGATAACTTCTCCAGTATCCATCCCATAAAGCATAATAATTAGGTATCATTATAAAATCATCTTCCTTTTCAATATTTACATGATTATTATATTCAATTACTTAAAAATTAGTGACTTTTAGCAATGTATACTCTTAAGTTATCTCTTTCTTAATACTCTTAATCTATTTTCCCCATGTTCTTTGCTTTATACTCCAGTAACTACATGCTACATTAATTCCATAACATCAAAAAGTATATGTAAGTAAGAAACACCTAGCCAGTAGTTGGGGATAATAACTACTATAGCTAAGTGCCTTTTATACATATACACAATATATTATATTTTTTTATTTTTGCAGTTGCCTTTTGTACGATAAGACCCTGCTATTTCTATATTACTATTATAACACAGTAAAATTATTGTATTGTCTACATTTTGTCTACTTTTTGTCTACTTTTTTATAACTTCATTCCAATGTATTATATCTTTTATTATCTTTTCTCTTTTTTTATATCCTGTTGCTCTACTCATATTTAATTCATCTGCTATTTGTTCTACGCTTAATTCTTGTTTATACTTTAACTTTATAAACTCTTTATCTTCTTCATTTAACATTCTTATATTAAATTCTATTGCTTTACTGTCTTTTTCTATATTACTTATATCTTCTTCTAAATTAAGTATTTCTTGCTTCTTGTCTGCCTGTTCTCTTATTAGTCTATCTATAGCTTGTACTATTGCTCTTTCTGCATAGCTTATACCTGTACTAGATGTTTGAACTCTTTCTCCGAATGGCACAGCTTGCAGATTATGATCTATATTTACATTTGTTTTCTTTATTCTTTCTTCTAGCTGTTCTATTCTCTTTTTTAGAACTTCTATCACATCCTTTTTATATTTGATTACTTCTTCCTTTTTAAAATAGTTATATACCATTCTTTCTGTCTTTCTAAAGGCTTCTTTATCCATTTAATCCTCCCTTATACCACACACATCTTTTTCTCCGCAGTTTTCACAATTATAATGGCATAAATTACATTTGTTTTTATTAACCCTTATAACTGCTATTAAAACTGTAATACTAACAATAGTCACTGTTCCTAAAATAACCTCTACCATTTTATATCACCCTACTCTTTATATAGTTTTTTCTCCGATTTTTATAAACTATCTCTGGATCTTTAATTTTTAATTCTTTAAGTTTTTTAATACAACTTTTTGCTTTCATCTTTGGAGCATATATATTTAACCAATCTTCTAAGCTTATAGTTTTAGTAACTGTTGTTTTTATTTCCATTGTTCCGCCTCCTTATATATCTTGCTGGATTCTTAAAATACTCTGATATCCACTCAATTCAGCTTGTAACCCTTGGAGCATCTCTTTACATGTCTTATATGTTACTTCTGCTATATCTCTTTTAAACTTTAAATCTGATACATTACCCCTAGCTATATCTGGTATTAACGTTGTTTGTACTTTTTGTTCCCTTAATATTAAAATTTCTCTTCCTAAAGCTAATCTATATTCCTTTTCTGCTTCAGCATACTCTTTAGCTCTTTTACCTAATTCATTAACCCCTTTTTCTATTCTTCTACTTGTATCCCATATAGCTTTTGTTAGCGTTTGTAGTTCCATTTAATCACCATTTTCATTTAATAATTTTAATATTTTAGAATCACTTAAATTATATTTTCCATCAGAAGCCACGGCATAAATCAAAGCCTGCTTATGATTTAGACCATATTCTCTAGCTCTCAAATACCAAATTTGCCTATATTCATACATCAAACTAACACAACTTTTTTTATTGGTTTTATATTCGGGGATATTTCCTAATAGATCAGTATACGTTTGTACCCCCTTTGGAGCATCTGACATACTACCAAGAACCATTCCACCACTTCTCTTCCCTTGTGTCCTTTTATCTCCCCAATCTATTTCATAGTAAGTTGGTTTATATTTTTGATACAATCTTGTATTTTTTATTTCCTCAAATAATTTATTTTTATCCGTAAACAAATTATTTTACCTCCACTATTTCTATTTCAATCCTTGGGTTGTTCTTATCAACTTCAAATTTATGTGTAAAATTATTTATTTCCTTCCAACCATCATTTTCTATAACTTTGGCTTTAACTAAGCCATCTAATATAAATTTAATACCTGCTGCTATATTATCTTTATCTTTTCTTTTATTTTTGCAATACCATGTAATATCTAAATCTATTCTTTTAAACTTTCCTTTTCCTTTTGCTATCCATGCTACTAGGTCCGTATTTGTTTTCTTTAAATTGCTATATTTCATATAATGCTTTTTAGCTACATCTATTATTTTATTTAAGTCTGGAAGTTCCCCAGGTATAACTATTTTCATATCTGTTTTACTTTCCTTCCATAATTCTTTTTTAGAACTCTATCCATGTTGTGTATTACATGGTCCATATAATCCGTTCTTTTTATTCTTTCTCTATCTCTTTTCCTTTGCTGAAGCAATATATAAGTTTTTTTTTGCTATTTCTTTATTACTCAACTTTAGGACCTCCTATAAAATCTTTTTTCCTCCCATACAAACTCTTACAATATCTTCTTTGTTATATTTAATTCCTTGTACTGGATACATTAATTTACTTAATTTTTTTATGGCATTACTGCTTATATCTAGTTCTTTTTGTATTTCTTCTAATGTGTAATATTCTTTTGTAAATATATTTTCTAGCCAGTTTTGAAACCCTAACTTTAATTGCCTATTAAACTTTTCTCCGTATTTTCCATGTGGTCCATAGTCCCCTTTATGGTGTTCCATGCATAAATAAGCAAAATTATATTTACACTTTTCTAGTGGCTTACATTCCGATCTATAGATTATATGGTGCAACTCTACTCCATAGCTTGTACCACAAACCTCACAATGCTTTATTTGTTTCATGTGTCCCCTTCCTTCTGTATTACTGTTTTATAACTCTAGTACACTATAGGTATAAAAGTGCCTAGATATATACCTATAATGTACTTAATATCTTTGTATTGCGACATTATTTTAATAGTTCTTTTACTCTTTTAACGATAGGTGGAGTAAGGTTTGAATACCCCTTTTTGTGTGACTCCAAGATTACTCCTAACATTAATTTTAATTCTTCATTTTGTTCTTTTGTAATGGGGTCTGTTTTTTCTAAATCATACATTTTATCAAGCAAATTCATTGAAAAATCAAATATTTCACAATAATTTTTATAACTGATTTCACCTACAGAATTAAGTCCATTTAAAAAATCAGCCATTTTTGATTTTAATTTTTCTTTAGGTGTTGCTGTTTCTGCAATTCCCCAATTTCCCATTTATTAACCCTCCTTCACATTAATTTCAAGTTCAGTTGTTGCATATTTTGCAACTACTCTTTGGATTGCGAACATGATTCTATCTATAATAAATTAACACAGGTCTATAACCTAACCTTTTTAATCTACTAATTTCAATAGCAAAATCTTCAACTTTCATGTAATTATCATGGTTTATATCTTTTCCGTATATAGGGAAGCTATAGCCACTTTTCTTTATTTCTTCAAGTGTGTATTTCTCACATTCATTAAAATCACTTGCGTATCCTCCGAAACTTCTTCTTTTGGCATTATCTTCTGTTTTATTCCCCCAGAATAATAATGAGCCACTTATACCTTTATATCTATTACATACAACAACATAATTTCTTTCCATCATCATTCCCCCTTATCAAATATTTGAATTGCGAATTTTAATCCTTGGCTAAATCTACACCTAAAATATATTCAAGATTTATTTTCTTCTTACAATTTTTACACACAGTTTCTTTTTGAGAAGGATATATTTCAATAGGCATACCACAATCTTCACAATTAATTAATGATGTTATTTGCCCTAAATTAATCTTTTCTTGCATAATCTACCTCCAATATTTGAATTGTCACGCTAAACCATTCTTTCTTCTGACTTTTTATATATCTGTTTTATTTTAGATTTAGGTATCTTTACATAATAGCTTCTATATAACATTTTTTCTTCTTCATCTTCTGGCTCATAAATATCAAAATTTTTACCTTTGACTTTTTGCTTATGCATAGTGTAAAAATCACCTTTATCAGCATAACCTTCTAATGGATTTTCATTTCTATCATCCCAACTATGGTCAAATTCAACTATTTCTCCATCATTGAATTCCATATACCATTTATGGAGTGTATGTTTAAATTTTCTTATTTCACATTGAATTAAAGAGTTATAAGCCTTAAAATATTCTTCTGTATAGCCATAATATAATCTACAAAGGCTATCACAATATCTAATCCACATTTCATTATCACCAAAATTAGGCATCCAATATTCTTCAACATTTGGATTAAATGCTGGAACTTCACCATCAATAGAATATTTTAAATACATTTTTAAAATATATCTTGATTTATCTGCACAACATGCTGAACCTTCTCTTAATTCACATAAATTTCTTATATGATTTTCTAAAAAACTATAATTTGCATAAATAAAACTAGGTTTATTTTTATCTTTACAAATAGATGGTTCGTGCAATGTACTTGCTAATAGTTTTATACCTTTTTTTAATTTATGATTTATAAAGCAGTCAAAATATTCAGGATTGTTTATATCAACTTTACTTTCTTTTGCATAATTGATCGCATCACCAAACATTTTCATTACTTCTTCTTCTGATTTTGCATTTAATGCATTAAATAAACTTGTAAGGCATTTAGTCATTTCATTATCCATAATTTCACTCCTTCACATTAAATTCAACTTACTTTTAATTTCTTTTAGTGTCCAACCATCACAAATATATTCATTATTTCTCATACAAACCCAATATTTACGCTTATCATCAAATCCAAAATCTTTGTGAAGCTGAACATTATATTTATTTTCAATCTCTTTTTTAGTCATATTTGCTAACAACCTTTCTTGCACAATAATTTCAAATTACGAATTAATTTTTATATTAATCTTACCTTTAATCTTCCATGCCCTATCCAATAACTTTCTATTATGTTTATTAATCTCTTTGTTCAAATCTATATTTTCTTGTTTTTCTATTGTATCTAATATACCAATGCATACCTGCATTACATCTAAAGTTTCCTCTATAGTGTTTTCTATATCATAAAATGTAATTGCATTCATTAATTCTAAACTTTCTTCTAAAAGCTTCTCACGCTCTTGCTTTAATGTTTCATTTTTATCTAAAATCATTAAGTGCATTCATTTACCTCCTAAACAAATTTTCTCATTCTATAGTTGTTCTCTAAGTTGTATTTAAAAATTACTATATTACTCTTTTCTAAAATTCTTCCTGCTAAGGCCTCATCTAGATCCATTAACATATTTGGAGTACATTCACTGTTGTATATAGTTGGCTTATTATTTAAATACCTTTGATTAATAATTGGATATATATGTTTTAAATCAGATTCTTTTAATTCTCCTGTTAATTTGCCTTTCTTTACTTTATCTTTAAATAAATCATCTATTATTAGCAATTCGCAGTTTATATACTTACTTATGAGTTTTATATAATATTCATCATCCATAACGTTAGCTTTTAATTCTCTTATAGCTTCTTGGTAGGGCATATAGACAATATTAGTACATATCCCCTTATTTATTAGATTTGCTCCTATTCCTATTGCTAGATGGCTTTTTCCTGCCCCTGGTTGTCCTAAAAAAGCTAAATTATTTTCCTCTTTTGTTTTTATTGTGGTATAATCCCTTATATAGTCTATGGCGACTTGCTTAGCTCTTTTAGTTATGTCGCTGTAGACTGCATATTCGCTTATTCGTTTTACTTTAGATGGGTCTATTCCAAAATGCGCCCATCTTCTTTTAGTTAAATCTTTTTTATAACATTCACATCTTTTAAAGCCATTTTCAGTTTTTATAAAAGTGGTATCTTGGCACTTATCGCATTTATAATTAGCCTTCGTATTTGGAGAAGTCATATTTAACTTCATTTTTTGAATTATCCGTTCTATCTCTGTCATTCTGATTTTGTCCCCCTTTCTTTTTCCTGTCTTCTGAATATGCCTTTGCTTGGTCTAATGTCTTAATTCCGTTGTTATTCCAATCCATAAGTATACGTTCTATATATCTCCAGTTTCTTGCATTGTTTTTAGCTGCTTTATCTATTGCATATATAACCAATTCATTTCCTAAATCATTACTCCATTGATTTATACTTTCTATTTCTATTACTCCTGGCATTGGGTATATATTATTCTGATATACTTCTATTGGATTTACCTCTTCTTTATTATTTATATACTTCTTTTCATTCTTATCATTCTTTTCATTATTGTTTGTGTATACCGTATGGTTTCTTTGTGGTTCTTCTATGGTTTTTTTATGGTTCTTTTGTGGTTTTTTTATGGTTTTTTCTTCTTCTGAAAAGTCTTGATAATCACTGTAATTACTTACTTTTAAGGTAGTACCTTTTTTTGATTTTTTTAATTCAATCATTCCATCATTTTCAAGCAACTTTAAAAATCTTCTTATAGTAGTTTTTGACACTCCCCATCTTTCAGCTAATTTTAATTCAGAAGTATGGTGTTCTCCTCTTTCTAACTGCATTAATTCATTTCCTAATAAGAATTTATTGTCTTTGTGATTAGCCAAAAGGAGAATATCTAACCACCATTTTAATTTTTGCGGATCTTGCCATATCCAATGGTCTTGAATATTTCTATAAAGTTTTATCCATCCTTCCGCCATATTTATTCCTCCTAAAATAGGGTTATCTTTGTAAAAACTCTATTCTATCTTCCAAAGTTTGAATTTGGCTTTCTGCTTGTTCTAAAAGTAATTCCTTTGCTGCTATTTCTTCTTCTAACTCTTGGTAGGTTACTTCATCATATAAATTCTTTTCTAAAAACTCATGTAACTTTTCAAATAACTTTCTTTCTGCAACTATGCTAAAGTCATAATTAAATAGTTGACTTAACCTTAAGCAAAATCTATTTTCTTTTTCTTCCATAGCTAACTCTGTTTCCTTATCTGCATATAAGGTTGAACTTAACATATTAACCCTCCTATAATTCTTTATAGTGTACAATTTCTTTTAGTTCTTTAGTGGCTTTGCAATAGTCACATTTACCACATCTAATAGGCTCTATTTCGCCTTTCCATACCTTTTTAACTCTTTCTATCTTCATAGATACATTTAGTAGTGTATTTTCTATAAAGTCTGTGCCCATCTTTATAACAGCTTTATCGGGTATATTTTCTTTACTAACTGCAATTATATGTGGATATATATATTCACTCGCTCCTATATAAAGCCTTTCTATTTCTGCATATATTGCCATTTGTATGTCGTATCCGTAATACTCTATAAAGTTCTGTTTAACTCCCTCGTATTCATTCCAATATTTTTGATGTATGGATCTAGTTGTCTTTAAATCAGTGAAACTTTTCATTTTAGGATTGTAAATATCTATCATACATTTCCATGGAATACCGAATATTTCAGCAGTCATTATGATTTCTTTTTCTCCTTCTCTAACTTTTTGAACTAATTTATCTTTTGACAGTGTTTCTATCATTTTATTTGCTACTTGAAATTCTTTTTTTAGCTGCCCTTTCGTTACCCCTCTGCTGGAATACATTTCTGGATGTTCTTTTTTAAATTCTTCTAATTTGCCTTCATTCCATGAATGTACATAACTTCCTACTAGAAAAGCATCCGTTTTATTTTCTTCCCATTCTCCGTTTAATGTCCCCATTGTTCTAGCTTCACACCCTCCATATTCTTCTAAGAAGGATTTAAATAGACTCACTGACATATACTCTTTATGGATTTCTTTATCAAAATAATTATTCTTGGTTAGCTTCTGCATTTTCTTCCACTTCCTCAAATTCTACATCTTCAAAAGGTGATGCTTCTTCTTTTATTTCTTCATCTTTTTTAACTTCAAAATCTGATGTTTCCTCATATGTTTTTTGTTGTTCTATACTATCAAATTCCAATTCTACTGATTTTCTCAATCTTCTTATAACTGTTTTCTTATACATTTCTTCTGGTGTTGTGGTCCATGCTTTTGAATATTTTCCTTCCCTATCTTTCTTAGCAAAACCTACTTTTATTTTCTCTACGTCCTCCGCTGACATAGTTTCATATAATAGGCCACCATCTTCAAATAAAGCAACTGCAAATACTCCTATGATCTTTTCATTACTAAAAGGCTTTGGTTTAAAATTTATTGTTGGAATGCCTTTATCTATAATTTCCTCAAATTCGTCACCTTCTCTTACTACCTTTGCGTATATATCTTTTATTGGTCTAACTGAATATTGCTTCATTAACTTTCTTTCGCCCTTATAATCAGTTTGGAATTCTAAATGACATTTTCCAGCTTTATAGTCGTTATATGGTATTGCATAACATTCTTTATTAAAGAAGTCTAAACCTAGAAAAGCTCCTTTAAGCATTGTCCTTGCCACACTTGTTGAATTGCATTTTTCTATATTTCTAGTGTCTTGCAACACTGTCATACAATTTTGTAAAAACCTAGTTTTATTAAATCCTTGTGGTAATGCTTTTACTTTAGCTTCTAATAAAGTATTTAAATCATTTGCTGTTTGTTTTAGTAATATCGCTTTTGTATTTGCCATTATTTTTTCCCCCTTTAATGCATTGAATCGCTATACATACAGGTTCCCAGGCTATTTGTTCCTTTTTATCTGTAGAACATGTTACTGCTTGAAGTACATAATGTATGCAACCCTTACAATAATTCACTTTACAAATCTCCTAATCTTGTATAAAATATATTTAATGTTTAATTTATTAAATTTTTAGCTTCTTGCAGGAAGCTTTTTTTTTATTTACTAAAGTACATACTGTGCTTGGATCCAAACAAAATATTTCTGCTATTTCTTTAAATTTAAGACCTTGTTTTCTTAGTCTAATCATTTCTTCTATATCCTCTTTAGGTCTTTTATTTCTAAATAATGTCCCCTTGTCATAAAGTTCTGCCGCCTGTTCTCTGGTGCATGGTTTTTCTCTCAATATCGCTATTAATAACGTACACCAGTTTTTATCCATCTTTAACACCTCCAAATAATGTTTAATAGGAATATTATTATAGGTATAAATATTACTGTAAGCCATCCATTGTCCTTAACCTTTTTTAGTTGCTTAATATCTACATCTATAAAAGCTAAAAGTATTATTAAGCTGTATATAGCTAATATAATTTCGCCTATCCTAAGCATTTTTAAATTCCCTTTCTATTTCTTCTAATGCTCCTAAAGACAAGTTTTTTAGCTTTTTAGCGTACTCCTCTGCATCTGCATTGCTGTAATTAAAGCTTTCTTCTATTTGTTTTATAAGTTGCTCATATGGTGTCATTTATTTTCCCTCCTTTTACTGTTTAACCCCTTTGTGGTAAAATTTTGTTGAAAGGGGGTGTTTTAACTGGATACTAACTTACAAAAATTATCTTCAATTTTATTAGAGCTTCGTAATGCAAGCATGGGAATAAAAAACAATGATGTTAAAAGCGTAATGGATAAATACGATATGTTATTCTTAGGTGGAAAATTTAATTGTATATATTCAATAGAACTTTTACATTCATTAAAAAAAGTTTTCCAATTTGAAATTAGTAAAGATGAACTTAATAACTTAATTCCCGTTGCTTGTAAATCATTAAACATGAAGTTTGATCCAATGATAGCACTTAATAATTTAGATAGTTCTAATCGTTCTGTTGATTCTTATGCAATCACTTTATGGTAATTTATTTTCACTATCACAAATAATTGTTATATCGGCATCTTCTATTGGTTTAAGATTGTGTTCGCTTCTCATTTGATTTATAGTTTTTAGATTAACTGCTCTTGAATTATTTTTTTGAGCGGTTTCTTTTTGTAACTTTGATATTATATAAACTTGTCCTTTGCCAGTAACGCGTGTTGTTTTATATGTGAATGTTCCTGTTTTATTCTCTCTAGTACCCTCCACTACTTCAAATATCCCTCTTTCTATTCCATATTGTTTTGGCTCTGTACTATTTTTTAAAATCAATCCCCATTCTCTTAACTTGTTCCATAGTCTTTTTTCACCTATAGTTATACCTTGTTTTGAAGCTATTTTAGCCACTTCCCTAACTAATAAACTATTTTCAGATGTTGCTACCTTATTAGCAAAACTAACCAATGGTTTCTGTTCTTCTATTATTCTGTTTTTCTTTTCTATAGTCTTTTGTGCTATCAATATTGCTTTGGCTAGTATGTCTTCTTCTGTTTCATCTTCATTGGTAGGAATATATCCACCTGTTTGTCTTATTTGCGGTAGTACTTCATCAAAAATCCAATTCTCGAATTTTTCTGCTGATGGTAATTCGCTGTTAGTTATAAGTCGATACATGTCACCTTCTGGAATTACGTTTACCTCTATAGTTTTGCTCTTATTTTGTGGATGTGGTACCCTCTGTTTCGTTACCCACCTACAATGGTCTTTTACAGCTTTATTTGGATTTTTATATCCTAGTGATTTAGTAATATCAATTGCCACAAAATATGGTTTATTATTTAATTCAATTGTTCTTACTTCTCCAAACTCTTGATTATTGAAAATTTGTAAGTTATTCATTTAATCATCCCCTATAAAATTTATAAATTCATTGTTCTAAGCAATTCTGGTAGTGCATTATTTATACAATTTTTTAATGTTTCATATTTGCGTTTCCATTCTTCTGATTCTTTCTCTAAGCTCCTTTCCCTAGGGGTTTTAATATCATACTTATTAAATAAAGGCTCATTTTCCATTTCTTCTATTGCTATCGAAGGAAATCTATTTTTATTTGTTTTTAAATGAGGTAATTTACCAGCATTATTATCTTCATAAATTTTTGTTAAACATGTTTGCCATCTTTCAGCTAATTGTTTAGGTGTTAATACTGTCGTCTCCATTTAATCCATCCCCCTTCTAATTAATTTTTAAATCTTTGAATATCTCATCTATTGTACATTCATAAACTTTAGCAATTTTACTAATTAGCTTTGCACTTGGAGTTGAATGTCCTTGTTCTAATTTATAGAAAGTACTCTTGCTTATACCTAGCATTTCAACGGCCTTGTTAGTATCTAACCCCATATTAATTCTTCTTATCTTTATTGGTGTTATTTTCATTTGTTATACCTCCTTTTTGATTAATTTGTTATTTTAGGTGATTTGTTTTTCCTTGCTATAGCTATATATTATCCTATTTTGTGATAATATCAAACCTCTATTTTATCACAAATTAGGATAATATAAAAGATTATATTTCCATTTCTTTAAAATTCTTTATTTATCTTAAATTTCCTATTGATTTTATCCTAAAATGTGATAAAATTATCCTAAGAGGTGAATTTGTTATGCTAGGTGATAAAATTAAACAATTAAGAGAGAATAAAAAATTAACTCAACACGAGTTAGCAAATAAATTAAATATAGCTCAGTCCACGATTGGTATGATTGAAGGCAATAAGCGACCAGCTGGTAGAAAAACATTAATAAAATTAGCTGATTTTTTTGGTGTGTCAGTTGATTATTTACTATCAGAGGATATTGCATCAGAAGAAGAAATCATTAAATTAACTCGAAAAGATGAAAAAGATATAAAAAAAGCTCTTAATGAAACACTAAATCAATTAGAAAACTCACAAGATGGATTAATGTTTGATGGTGAACCTATAGATGATGAAACAAGGGAATTATTAAGAATAAGCTTAGAAAATTCTATGAGGTTAGCTAAAGAAATAGCTAAGAAAAAATATACTCCTAAAAAGTATAAGAAATAATTTTAAGGGGTGGGTATAATGAAAAACATAATACAGGAAAGTGTTAATAAATTAGTAAAACAATATAAAACGAATAATCCTTTCGATATTGCTAATGCTAAAAATATTATAGTTATTAAAGAACCTCTTGGATCTATTAATGGATACTATAATAAATTTGTTAAGCAGAAAATAATACATGTAAATAGTGATTTAACTTACTCTAAGCAATTATTTACATGTGCTCATGAGTTAGGACATGCTATTCATCATCCTAACGCTAACACACCATTTTTAATAAATAATACATTTTATTCTATAAATAAATTAGAACGTCAAGCTAATATGTTTGCTGCTAGTTTATTAATTTCTTCTGATATATTTTTTCACTATGAAGGCTATTCTTTTGAATATATTTCAAAAGCTGAATATATACCACTTGAGCTTTTAAAACTACGTCATAAAATGTTAAGTAATTCACATTAATTATTTATTAAATTTTTTTGCAGAAAAATTAGAACATATGTTTTGGAAGGAGCGTAATTAAATGGATTATAACATAACCTATAGAGAGAAAGATAAAGGAATACAATTTATAATTAGTTATAAATTAAATGGGAAATGGAAACAAAAGGCTAAACAAGGATTTAAAAAGAAATCTGAAGCTAAGAAAGCTGCAGATAAAGCATTGGAAGAATTAAAAGAAAAATTTAAAAATGAAATAGATTTAAATAATAATTATAATAATATAACTTTTGCAGAGTTTATTGATATTCATTTGCAACATATAAGTGTACATGTAGAGCCTTATACCTTAGTAGGTTATAAAACTGCATTAAAAAAATTTAAATCTTTATATAACATGAAAATTTGTGATATAAAACAAATACATATCCAAAATTGTGTAGATGATTTAGTTAAAATTAATTTGAAAGATTATACTATAAAAACGTATATACAAAAGCTAACTGCAATTTTTAATTCTGCTATTAATCAATATCAAATAATAATTACAAATCCCGTAAAAAACATAAGATATATTCCAAACAAAAATAAAAACGAGAAAAAAGTATTAAATGATACTGAATTAAATGATTTATTAAGCAAGATAGAAAATAAGCAATACTACATTATGACTCTACTTGCTTCTAAATGTGGTCTTAGAATAGGTGAAATACTTGGTCTTACATGGGATAATATAGATGAAATAAATAAAGCTATAATTGTAAATAAGCAATGGAAATTAAATAAGGATGGTAAGTTTGGATTTGGTGAATTAAAAAGTAAAAACTCTTATAGAAAAGTTCCATGTCCTAAAATTATATTTACTTATTTAAAAACATACAAAAAAGTTGTTAATATAGATAACAGAATAGTGAACTATAAAAACACTATTTCAACTGCTAGTAATATACGAAGGGAATATAAACAGCTTGGATATGATATAAGCATACATGAGTTAAGACATACTTATGCTACAAAATTAATATCTAGCGGAATGGATTTTAAAACTGCTGCAAATATTTTAGGGCACGATATAGAAATGACTATGAAAATTTATTCTCATGTAACTGATGAGATGATGGCACACGCTACAAATATTATCGAAAAAATTTTTTGACGTATTTTTGCCGTTTTAATAACAAGCCTTTGAATTTAAATATTTATAATATATTAAGTGTATCTTTCCCAAATATAAACTCATAGCAATACCTCCATATATTAAATTCTTCTGAAGTTTAAAAGGTTTTTACTTATAAATAATATCTCACTTCATTTAAATCTTATTTATATTTTCTACTTAATTTTATATAACTTAATAATTAAATTCTGTAACGGATGTTACTCAAATTTAAATTTCTTAAAACCTCTTTTATAAATTTCTAAGTTTATTTTTAAAAAAACTTAGCTTTATTTTTTACTTAAAGTTATTCTGCTACAGCCATTTCTAATTATTTTTATATTATATATAAAAATTTCAAAGTATCTTGCTTATTTTAAATAAAGTTTAGATGGAGCAAAAACTTTATCTAAATTAAAGTTCACTTTATATAACTAGTATAAGTAAAAAGAGTTTGATCTACTCTAAAAAATTTAAGATTCTAGAGAATCAAACTCTTCTATGTTATTTATTAAATTTTGTTTATTGCTATGGAATTACTAATCATCTTATATTATATTTTTTTATTTTTCTGTACAATGTAGATCAACCAATATTCAATAACCTTGCTGCTCTAGCCAAGTTTCCATCACATTTTTCTATAGCATTTTCAATATTTTCCTTTTCCAACTTTCCCATGGAAATAATATTTATATCCTTATTTCCATGATCCTCATTATTGGTTTCTAAAAATATATTTTTTTCAATATAGTGAGGTGAAACTGTGCCTGTATCGCTTAAATAATAATCTCTTTCTACCACATTTCTAAGCTCTCTTACATTACCTGGCAAATCATACTCCTCTAATTTATCTATTTTTATAAAACCAAACAAAAACCGTACGTTTTTAGTACGGTTTTTGTTTATATGTTTAGTTTAATTTTACTATAACCTGCCCACCAGAAAGTAAAGAACTATCAAATTCTAATTCTAATCCAGTAGTGCCTTTTGGTACTTCTACAACGTAAGCTCCTGTCATCTTTCTTCCAGCTCCAAGAGTTCCGTCCATTTGTCCAGCTTTAGCAGCAGATAACCCCATAACTGAATATTCGCATTGCCTACCGTCTTTATCTACAACTTTAAACATTGCAATTGAAGATACTGCTTTTTCTTCTTTACCTGTATTTTCTAGTGTAATGTCTGCTGCAATATATTCGTTACCATCTTTAGGTTTGCTAAATTCATCCCCAGCAACTGTATAAACCTTATTAACTGTAACTTTTAAATCTTTTAATTCTACAACATCGCCAACCTTAAAAGTTTTAGATTTTGCTTCTTCTTTATTCTCCTCTACCTTTGCATTTGTTTGTCCTACTTTTTTAGGGGTATCTTGCATATTAACAATAACACCTCCTACAACTATAACTGCGATTACCCAAAACCATATTTTTTTATAGAATGGTTTTTTAATTTTTTCTCCCATGTCATAACCTCCTTGCATCTTCTATTAGATGTAATATATTCCATAATAATTATATACTGTATTTACATAAACTTCAAACTTTGTACATATTGTTACAAGTTGTTACAAGTAATTAAAAAGAGATAGCTTCACTTAGAAAGCCACCTCTTTGATTTTTACTTTAATTCTGATAGTTTAATAAATTTATTTGTATTTGGTTGTCGTAAACAAATAAATTTTTCTTCTTTATAGACATCATATATAGATATCCATAGCGGTGTAGCTTTATCTAAACAATACATATACTCTCCATTTTCTGGGCAATTATCCTCTGCTGGTTCAACCGCATTAACTGCACCAACAAATCTAGTTGAAGCTCCTATTAGTAAGTCTGTTAATAAACTTATAACCACTCTTTTCATTTTAAATCTCCCCTTTATTCTTGTTCTAATAACTTTTCTCTTCCTTTTAATATATTCCTAAGTTCTTCTATGTCCTCTAGTGTTGCTTTATTCCCATTATGATAAATTTATATAAATTATAATAATTTTTCCAATAAAAAAAGAGGTACTTCAATTATAGAGATAGTTTTAAAAATTTACATATTATATATTTCTTATTGATTAACTTTTCTACATCTGGATATAATAAAAATAAACCAAGACGCATCACCGACCTATATTAGATTCACACAAAAAGAACCCCTTTTATTGGGGTTCTTTTTGTTTAAATAAGGACGTTTGTATTTAACCTATTAGGAAGCATTATATTTAATATTCTATAAATGTTAAAAAATTCCTTTGAATAATAAAGAATAAAAATAGGTAGCCTAATTAAGTGCTACCTATTTTTATTTTTGTTTAAATAATCTTTTTTCTTTTATCTAGTAATCATTATTAAGATCCACTATACTATAGTGTCTTACCACAACGGGAACACTGGTACCAACCTCTTCCATTGCCATCTGAATGTAGCTTCTTCACATGTCCTAAATAATCACAACATGAATGGCTTTGTCCTGGCATTATCCTGGCATCACATACATTACAAATAAATGCTGCATGAGCAGTAGACACATTTACCCCAATTATCAATGCTGTTAAAAGACCAATTGCAATTTTTTTCATTTAGTCATCCCCCTTTATATTATTTTATCTGTTAAATCATTTTAACTTAACAGATTCTTATTATATAATTTCTACTTTTATATCATTTTCCCTTTATAATTTTTACCAAAAATTCATACATTTTACATTGTTTCTCAATAAAATAATACAAAAAAGGTACTCCCATTACAAAAGTACCTCTAAAATTTAATATCTTATATATTTACCATAAACATAACCACCATGTGGTGGGTAATATATGTATATCTAATCTCCTTATTTTCTATATAACTTAACCTTTGCTCCATTAGCTAATGTTCCTAATATTTTAGAACTTGTAGACTTGCCTGCTCGTATATTTACACCACTTGGTGTATTTATAGTACCTGTTTTACTATCCAAATTAATCCAACTATTATTGTTACCCATTTGTTTGCTTGGGGTACTATTGCTTGTAGTTTTGCCTATTAAACCTTTTACTATGGCATCTGCCATATTTTCAGCATTATATCTGCCCATATCGCCAACATTATCACAAAAACAACATTCTATAAACATAAGTATCTTTCAATACATAACAGCCAGAAACATCTTTTAACCCTCTGTTTGTATATTCTAAAGTGCAAATATTATTTAGTATAGCCCTTGCCTGTGATAGCTCCTTGCCTCCGTATGTAATGTAAATATTTCAGTATCATAGCACTACCGTTATAACAATTAAATTCATCCCAGATATATAATTTCTTTCTACCTGTTCTCTTATATCTATTCCTATTATACTTTCCATCCTACCACCTCGTTGCTAGTTACTTTGTTTGTTTTGAAAATAAAAAAAAGGCTCTTATTAGCCCTTTAAAACTTAACCTTTGTAACCATGTCTTTTTGCATTTCCTATGCAATCTAATCTATTCACATATCCCTCATCAGAAGCACCAACTATTCTCCCATTACGAGCCGTTCTTCTCCATCTCCATTTTCCATCGCTATTTTTATAAAATTCCCATTTATCTTCACTTGGCATATGCTCACCTCTTTTTATATATTAGTATGCTAACCATTTTATTAAATTATGTATTATCTATACCTAATTTATGTTTACATTCGTATCTTCTAAGCATTAATATTTTTTTGTTTTGGTATTAGCTTCACAATGCCATCCTCCTTATTGTATAAAAAAGAGCTCTGTTAAGAGTTTTTTTATTTCATCCAATTCTTTTTTATTTGCTCTTCACATTTTTCTAATCTATTATTTAATGCCTATACTCAATATAATTAGATTAAAACACAGGTCATCTATAAAATTAATTATTTATAGGTGACCCTTAGTTAATATAAGATTAATATAATTTCTCTATTTCGTATATACACACTTATGTAGTCTACCAACTGCAAACATGATTTTGTCCTGGATATATTCTCTCTCCACAAATTAGACAGGATGTAGCTGCATTAACAACTGTACTTGGGATTATTGCTGTACCAAAGAGGGTTATTGCTACTATACAAGGAATTAGTAATTTTTTTAAATTCATTTTATATCCTCCTTTAAAATAATATTGAAGTTTCTCAATACTATTTTATACGTTCCCCTTAAAAAATATATTCCATTTATAATATATTATTAACTATATTCTTGTTGCTCTAATATTGCTTAATTTAGTTTACTTTTAAATTTACTTTACATAATTATATTTAAGTAACTTACTCTATTTTCTCAATGTTCTCTGCTTTATCCTCCCACCCTTACCCCTATAATAGCTATCATGACTCGTAAGATCCATAACATCAGAAAAGGAGAGGTTTTCTTCTTTCTTACCTCTCCTAGATTTTTTCTTATTTTGGTTTCTATTTTTATTTAATTGCTTATGTATTCCTGGCTGTTGTATTTTTAATATCTTTTCTATCTTCAATCTCCCACCTCCCATATTTTATTTAATATGAATATAGTTTCCTAATCAATTTTAGGTATGCAAAAAGCACCTAAGGTTTATATTCCTTAAGTGCTCTTTGATATTTAATTATTTATTTGTTCCTTCATATTCTCTTACTTCAAAAGATGCTATCTTATCATGTACTATATATTCTTTAACTGTTTTATAAGGATTAATCTTTTTATTAAATGAATATAATGATGAACCTTTGCCATTAGATCTTTCCTCAAACCAATTTATAAATTTTTCTACTTCCTGCATGTTTACGTCATATTCTTTTGTAGCTCCATTTACTAGAGATATACTTAATATAGCATTATTTTTATTTTCTTCTACCTTTTTAGTAACATTGACCTTACAAGTAGCTGTTAAATCAGTACCTTCTACTTTAGCTGTTATTGTCGCTTGTCCTTCTTTTATAGCTGTTACTTTTCCATTTTCATCTACTTTAGCTATTTTTTCATCACTTGATGACCATACTACCTTTTTATTAGTAGCCTCTTCAGGTAATACTTTAGCATTTATCTTATCTGAACTACCTTCTAATAAATCCATAGATGTTTTATCTAATGATATTGATTCTGCTTTAACAGCTTCTTTATAAGGCTTTAACTCCCCATTCTTATCTATATCTATAGCATCTAAAGTTATATAATCATTTGTTAAATTTATAATTTCTAAAGAATGTTCTTTATTAACCATTCCCGTTTTTTCATAAGCAAGAGCTTGATAATTAATATTTGTAGTTTTCGTATTAATTGCATCTATTATATCATTATCTATTTTTATTTTTATATTATTAGAATTAGCTATTGCAGTACTAGTAATTATTCTTATTTTATCTCCAGTAAACTTAAATTGTATTTTATCATTTATAATATTACTTATTTGATTACTACCATTCCATTTTAAGGAACCTGATTCAGTACTTGTTCTCCAATTACCTATGTAACTAATATTATTATTCTTATCATCATATCTCTTCCAACCTATTTCAGGCTCTTTAAGCATGTCTCCAACTTTAGCACTATTTTTCTCAGTATTGTTTAAGTTATGTGTTCCTATAACAAAATCATTATTTTTCTCAGCATGAGCAACATAAGCATTATTTATACCACTAAATACAAAAACAAACAATAATACCATACTCATAATTAAGCCTATTTTCTTTTTCATTGTTTTGTCCCCCTTATTCTTGATACCTATATTATATAATTACATCTTTCACCATATCAAGAATAAGATTCCTACAAATTCTCTTATATCTTACAAAATTATTAATTTTTTTTACAATAATTAAATTTAGATTAAAGGTTAACATATTTTTGTTAATTTACTCATTATAATATAAAAAAGCACCTAGAATTAACCAAGTGCCCTTTAGTACAGACACAATACATTATATATTTTTTATTTTAGCAGTTGCCTTATTTGTACGATAAAATCTATGCTATTTCTATGCTACTATTATAACATACCTAAATTATAAATTTGTTGCGATCTCGTTGCGTGTTTTTGTACATTATCTTTGAAATGAGACATAAAAAATACCGTAAATTCACTTATGAATAATACGGTATTTTAAATAAATATTCGCTTTTAATAGTTCTTTGCTTCTTCTCTTGTCATCCAGAAATGAATACCCGTAGTAGAGTCCATCCATCGATCCTCATTAAAATCTTTTACTTCCACCCATTCACCTACACGATAAACAAAGTTCTCATCTACTAAAGACCAAGCTTCCATATAACTTTCTTTATAGTCGAAGCTTTTGATTGTAAGAACTTTTGCCTTATTACAGCGACAAGAAGGTAACGTTGCCGAAGTGCGCTTTGCATCTGCCGGTATTAGAAGCTGTACTAACCGATCATTAAAACACTTCTTATATGCAAGAAATGCTCCTTTCTCTGGACAATGTAAATGAAACCATTTTGTATCCTCATCGAAAATAATATCATCCAATTTAGCATACTCTAATACTGCAGCATATAAATTTGCACCTTCAATATTACAGCCAGTCATATCTACATATCGAAGCACTGCACATTCTAAATTTGCATGTCTAAAATTCGCCTTACGTACAGTACATTCATCAAATAATACATTAAAAACACTGCTATACTCTAGATTTGCCTCATCAAACTTAACTCGATGGAATGCACTCAAAGAAAAATCAATATTAGATAAATTCCAACTTGTAAAATCCATATCAAAAAGTTCTATCTCTTTTAAAACAAGTCTTTCTTTTGGGTTCCTATTCTTTAATATCTCTTTAAATTCCTCTTGTGATAATTTACGCAT